TGACGCAGAAACTCCTGTTGATCCTGAATCAATAACTTCAAAACCAGTGTATCTTTCAAATGGGGAGTAAGCATTTAATCTTATAATGTTATCATCAAGTTCTACTGTTGTAGACTGAATTGTTACACTTGTTGCTCCACCCAATACTTCAAGATTACCCGAAACATATAAGTTTGCCTGTAATTGTGTGTTTCCTGTTACTGTTAAGACACCATTTACAGTTACATCACCATTGATTGTTTGACCACCCTCAACTGTTAATGAACCTGAAGTTCTGATATCTCCATCACTATTATCAATTTCTAATTGACCATTTCCAATTTTTAATGTTGTTCCGTTGAATGTTAAACCACTATAATCTTCTAAGGAACCACCAGCACCAGCAACAACTAATCTATATTGTGTTAAATCTTCAACAGTTGCAGATGCTAATGTTGATTCACCATCTACCTCTAAACTATTTTTAAAATATGCCGAACCAGTTACATCTAATGTTGAATTGATTCCAACAGCACCTTTTAATTCTGATGTTGATAATACTTCTAATGTATCTTGTAGTTCGGTTGTACCTGTCACAGTTAAATCACCATCAATTGTTGTTGAACCTGTAAGACCTATTGTACTTGTACCAATTAATAATTTTCTTAACCATGTAGAACCATTGTATTCTGAAATATTAAATCCACCGGTTCCACTGTTTCTTGAATCAAATACAAATTCCGCACCACCTCTTTGAGTTGCGGTACTATAGTTATTACCAAACATTTGGTAATAAGAACCTAAAATAGAAGAACCATCGTAGAAACCGTAAATAGTATTTGCAGTATCATCAGAAACTCTAATTTGTCTTGTACCTGTTAAATTAATGTGACCATCAACACTTAATGATTGACTAACTGTTGTATCAATATTAATTGTTACACCACTTAATGAATCAATTGTTATTGTATTAGTATTATCATCTATCTTTAAGAAATTGGTATCATCACCAAAGAAACTATATGCGGCATTACCCTTGATATGGATATCGGAAGGTGCTGTGTTATATATTCTGAAATCTCTTGAGTCGTTTAAATCTGGTCTTAAATATAATGAACCAGTACCTTGAATATTTGTTACTTCGAGTGCACCCGATAAATTTAAATTACCATTATCGAAAGTTAAACCACTATAATCAACCAATTGACCATCTGCACCAACAACAACTAATCTTTTTTCTGTTAAATCTTCAACCAAAACAGAACCACTCAATGTTGTTGTACCACTTACTGTTAAATCACCAGGTAAATAAAGATTTGTTGTTGATATGCCACCAATATTAATATTCTCAATAAATGCGGTACCACTAACATATAAATCTTTCCAAGCATTTGTAGGTGAACCTAAATCAAATAAATTTGAACCCGATGGAATAATAGACGAACTGACTTCACCATTAAAATCAATTATATCACCACCTTGGTTATCACCAATTGTAATGTTACCCTTCATTGTAATAGAACCTGAAGTTCTGATGTTACCGGTACTATTATCAACTTCGAATTGACCTTGACCGATATTAAACGTAGTTCCGTCAAATGTTAAATTAGCACTATCTTCGAGTAATCCACCTGTGCCAACAATAACTAATCTATTATCCGTCAAACCTGTTATGGTAACTGAATCATTAAAAATCGTATCACCTGTAACATTTAAATCACCTTGTAGATAAGAATTACTTGTTACAGTTAAAGATCCCGTGATTTCAGTTTTTATATTAATTCTTAAACCGTCTGTTTCATCGATAGAAGCGGTTGCAGCACCATCAGCAATTTTATCTAATTGTAATCCAGTAACACCACTTGCAGGTATATTATATAAATTTGTACCATCTCCCTTAAATGAACCTGTAAACATGGAAGAAGAAACCGCGGTAATATTTGCAGTTGTACCTGTTAGATTATTGATAGTGACACCAGAAATTAGATTACCTTCGATGTTACCCGTAAGATCTAATCTTGTGTTACCCGCTTGACTTAAAATATATAAGGATTCATTTCCACTCGCATAGAAAGGAGTACCATCAAGAACGGAACCATGTGAACCCGCAGTAAGAGTAGGTGCATTTGATCCTTGATATATTTTTGAAGCGGCTTTGTAGGCTCCAGCAACACCATCGGTATCACCAACGAACATCCAAGGTCCGTTCATATCACCAATAGATCCGGTTGCAATTATTAATTCACCTTTTCTCGCCGTTACATCTTTGAGGGTTGTTATACCACCCCTCCTGTGTTTGATTATTTGTGCCATGTTTACGTTATGTTATATTTTATTATATAAATACTTTATTTTAAATTAAAAAAAACCATCTCCACAGTCAATAACCGTCTTGTCAGTCACATATTCAGCCAAAATTACATCTTGTAATTTTATTGATGCAGATATAATTTGCCCGCTAATTTCATTTTTCATAATTTTCATTGCTCCTGATACCACAAGAGATTCAACTGACGGATCTAAAGTCTGAACTAAAGTTGTTTGACCTTCTACCCTCAAATCCCCTTTTATGGTAACTGAACCCGTGACTTGTAAATCGGATGTTGCACCCCAAAATGAACCTGTCTGTTGCCAAACGTTACTATTTGCGGAAGCAACTACATCTGAAATTAATGCAACCTTCTCCTCACTTCCACTCGGACCTGCTATCCAATAATCATTGATTGAATCCCATAACAATGAACCCGAAATCTTACTTGGATTAGTTGGATCGTTAACATATAGTCCACCAAAAGACCCATTTACACCATTTAGTGTGATTATATTATCACCTAAATCTATTGTAGTTGAGTTTACAGTAGTAGTGGTACCCGCAACCGTTAAATTACCTCCAACGATAACATCGCCAGCTGTTTGTAAACTACCACTCAAAACAACTGAACCGGATGTATTTAAATTTCTAACATAAATTGATTCAAGATAATTAGATCCTGATCCCCCTAATGAAATGAAGGAGGCAGATCCACTTGCATCGAGTGGTATCGTTTGTGTGTCAATCTGTAACCAGTTAATCTGTTGTAATGGCATTTAAAAAGTAAAGTCTTTAACATAAATACTTTTTATTTGATTACAGATATGAAAAAGGGGAACTTTTTTTTAATTCCCCTTATTTTTTCTTTCATTTATGATTCTAAGAATGTCTTCATCGTTTTCATAATCTATACTTGGTACAAAAATATCAGATTCTTCACTTCCTTCATTATATATTAAAACCGTGGGAACATAATCATATCCGACTTGATCAACAACTTGTGACCACAATTCTTCATTTGCATCTACATCAATATTAACAAATTCTATAGACGCCCTTTTTAATGTCTTTTTAATTGATGTACAATGTGGACATCCTTTTAATGTGAATATATATATTTTCTCAGACATTTAAAGAATTTAATAAATCACTATAAACGTTTTTAGGATTTAACCCAACTTTTTTATTAACGAGATTTTTTCCTTCAAAAATCATTACAGTTGGGACAGATGTTACACCCATTTGAAGTGCAAATTCCATATTTTCATCTATGTTTATTTTAACAAATTTTACATTTGTACGATTATCTTCAATTGATTCTAAAACAGGCATCAATGATCTACAGGGACCACACCAAGGTGCCCAAAAATCTACCAATAATTTACTATCCTGATCTTGTAATTGTCTTAACTTAACTCCGTCTATGTTTTCCATTTTAAAAACCTATTTTATTTATCTTATTACTTTTAAATACTTCCACATCTATATTGTAAATGTCGGCCAAACACATCCCTTCAAATACGCTTATATTTTTATTTAATTTTTTTAATAATTTTTCAGTATCGGGTAATGAAAGTTTTTCAAATTTGTATTCGGCGATTAACCTACCTTTTCTTAATAAAGCCTGATCGATTTTTTCTCTCTTCATGTTAAACGTTGCAACAATTTGAATTGAGAGACAGTCCCCTAAAATTCCATCAGTTAAATTTAAGATATTTGAAACACCAGCAGGTGAACCATTATTTTCTCTATCACCTATTACTCTTTCAGCATCTTCAATAATTAAAATAGAATTTTTATACTCCATCAAAAAAGGAATTATTGATGGTTCAGACAACATTTCCGCCATAGATGGTGGAATAAATAAAATATCTTTTTCTTTAATTAATGATGTTAGATATTTTATATAAGATGTTTTACCTGTACCGGGATCACCATGTAATAAAATTATACCCTTACCATTATTTTCATTCAATCTTGAGACTACTGTATTGTGTACTTTGACAAAATCTTTACCATAATTTAATTCAAGATCCATTGGTGGGGAATATAAATCATAATCTTCTGTGTCTAAGTGACCCATATCACTTTTAACAAGTTTAATACTTGCCTTTTTCTTTTGTTTCTCAAATTTCTTAAATGTATCTAATAATTCTTTTAGATATTCTTTACCTATTTGTAAATTATAATAAATTTCAACTTGAACTAAATTATCTTTAACATTATCTAAATTATTGTTTACTATAATTAAAAACTCTTTTTTAAAATTCTCATATAGTATTTGAGATGAATCATCTCTTCTATTTTTACTAAAAATTTTTGCAACCTCAATAAAACCTAACTCTTCGATTTTTTTCACAACCTTAGGATCATAGTTAACCCTGATGTCAGTGTATTTTGATGGAATAAAATCAAATTTTATTACAAAATATTGTTCAGCAGGAATTTGATGTCCATACGTTGTATCATACAACATATAATGATCTGGTATTTTTCTACTCATAAATCAAAAATAACTAAATTTTATTTTAATTTAAAGAAAAATAACCAAAATCTTTTACTTTAAAAAATAAATTTTCTTGAAATAATTCTTCTTCAGGTTTTTTTATTACTGATAAAGCAGCCACTGTTTTTTTCAATAACTCAAATTGTGTAATGTTTAATGTGACTTCACCCTTGTCATTAAAATTTTTTTGAGATATTTCCGCAAGATATTTGTAAAATATTTCCTCATCAACTCCCTTCAAAAAATAATCTCTTGCTTCTTGATTTTTTTGTAGATAATTTTTTACAGATTGTATGTATATTAATACCTCTGGAGACATTTTACATTTTTTCGATTTGACTAAGATTCAATTCTATATTGTTGCTCCTTCCAAATATTTTAACCTCAACGTTCACTTTTTCACCTTTAATTTCTGAAACAATTCCATTGAAGGATTTAAAAGGTCCATCGTTTATTATGACACTTTCACCGCTAATAAATTTTATTTTTTTAGATTCTAAATGTTCTAAAAGATCATCATCTTTCAATATTCTTTTAATGTCAGATTGACTCATTAACATTGGTCTTCTATCTCCCATCAATCCCATCACATTAGGAAACATTGAGACATTTTTAATTTCATCTTCTGTTAATCTATTTTTAGTTTCAAAATATAAATAACCACTATAAATAACTTTTTCTCTTATAGTTTTTTTCTGTTTCACCAAAATGTATTCTTTTTCTGTTGGACATACAAATCTTTCGATATAGTTTATTTTACCAAGTGAAATCTGTTTATTAAAATCTTCATTCAAAGATCTCTCTTTACCTGGCATTACTTTGATAACGTACCATAAATTCATATCATTATTTTTTATAAATATTTTATTAATAATTCATAATTAGTAACTCAGTACCTATGTTTTTTTCTTTTTTAGTTGAGGCAGCTTTACTAAAATCTTTTTGTTCCCATCGATATTGATCTTTCGGAAACCATTGTGAGAGTAGTGGGAAATCATAATAAGATAAACTAAATTTACCTTTGACACTCTTTATACAATTCGCTAATCTTTCATGGTCTTTAGAGTCAAAGTCGTGATTTGAATAATAATTTTCTGTTTTCCAATATGGTGGGTCCATATAGAAGTATGTAGTTGGTGAATCATATTCTTCAACCACCTGTTGAAAATCTTTATTTTCTATAAATGTTATTTTATCAAAATGTTCACGATACTTTGGGTTTTTTAATTTGTCCATAAACACTAAAACTTTACATCTATATTTTCCTTTATAGTCCATATATGATGCTGTTTCCGGTTTAGATCCTGAAAAGACTTGACCCAAAACATAAACATATTTACAAGCGATCTCCAAACTATTTTCTTCGGTGATTACAAGATCATTACTAAAAATTTCCTTTTGGTATGTGTTAAACATCTGTTCATACTCAGGAGGAGTATCTACTACTTTAAGTTGTTGACAAGGGTATTTTGATAATTCGTTCCAAAGAATATCGTACTGTTTTGCCCACTTAAATAAATTAGTATTTAATCTATTAAAATCATTATATACAACAGTTTTAAGATTTGGGTAATCTTTTAGATCCATGTTAAAAAACACCCAGAACATACCTGAAAATCCCTCTACGTATGTTTCAATATCGTTAGGGATATATGTCTTAATCCATTTTCCTATTCTTGCTTTACCTCCAATATATGATATCATTATTAACTATATTATTGAAATAATATAATTAAAAAAAATCAAAAAAAGAAATCAATCGTATCTCTTTGTTTTTCTATTAAATTTTTCTTTATACACCTTATTTTCAATTTCCCATGGACCCTTATTACCATGTTCATTTACCATTTCTCTGAACTGTTTTTCATCATAATACTTACATTGTTCGGGGTATATATTTCCAATCCCATAGTACAACATTTTTGGGAATTTTGAGGTTCTGCCGTTAGAATAGTCATATATATTTTCTTCATCTTCACACCATGCATGAGTAAATCTGTACCCGCTTAATTTTCCATGACCAGATACTATCCCATGGACTAATTTTATATTTTCAATTTTATTTGTAAACGCATTATTGAACATTAAATCAAATGCAGCATCAAAACAATCACCACCATCCGGTAGATCTTTTTTTGACATCTCATTTATAATCTGCATAATTTTCATATTGATAAATATGAAAAAATGGTATATATTCTATTATGGCATGTTCAAGTTGTAAAAAAAAGGAGACTTTTAAAAACGAAATTAAAGAAACGGGTGATTTAGTATCCAAAAAAATTGTTTGGTTTGCAATTATTTGGTCGATTTTGGGGTTGTATGGTTTGTATTCTTTGGTAACCAAATTTATATGAAAAATGGCAAATACTTTATAGTACTTTTTTGTAACAAAAAAAGAAAAAAAATATTACATCGTTGTATGAAACGTACAACGATAACTGAGTATTGGCATCAATTCAAAACAAAAGTAAAACCACCATTTACTAAAATTCAAGGTGGTAAAAGAAAACAAGAGAACATATTTGAATTAGCTCTTATATACCCATATAATAGATGGGTCACATCGGTATACGTAAAAGATAGTTTAGGTAGAAATATCGAAGCAAAAATGGAAAACGATAAATTTAGAATCAAAGAAATTATTCCATATTGGGAAGAGGAACTGATATATGATTTTCAATCAAAAAAAAGAATTAGATACTATCAATTGTTAAGTCAAATTTTACCTGTCTCTGAGATCGGTCAGATCTTCACCTTAAATAATAAACTATTGATACAGGTAGAGGATAATATAAAATTATTTAGTAATAAAAATCCTACAGATGCGGAAAGATTATTTGAAATAATAAAAAACGATTTGTTAAATAAAAAAAGACAAAACTTTATTTTTGTCAAAGACGTTACAACACATCAGAGAAAGTTATTGTACGATATGTTAGAAAAGAAAGGTTACAAAAGAGAAGAACTTAGTCGGCATTATTCGTATTAAAAACTATTTCAGTCGTTCCGATTTTTATTGTGAAAGTATTTTCAGGTTTTATCTGATTGTATCTTCCAAATTTACTTTCTATTAAATCATATATTTTTTCAAACTCAACTTTGGATACTTCAAATATCAGTGTCGGTGATTTTAAATTATATTGTAATTTTTCAATTATATCAGATATCTCTGCCAACTTTGTTAAAAATTCAACTTTTTTTTCCATATCCTAATATAATAAGTATTTTATCTAATATAGATATTTTCTTTTTTGGTTTAGGTGAGAACATTTTAGATTTATCTAAAGACTTAATCTCCTCAATCAACTGATTCTTGTGGTTCGTCAGATCGATCTTGTCCTTCTCCATCTCCCGTTTCAACCAATCTGATGCCTGTTGTATCCTTTTGTCCATTTATTGGTAGTAAATTTATTTCTTTTAAATTTTCTAAAGATTGTTTTTTGAACAACTCTTGTAATTCTTTTACTTTTTGTTGAAATAAAAATTCTTTTTCTTCTTCCTCTTTATTAACTCTCAATATTTCATTCGCACAAGCAAAAACAACATCATACCCATTTTGTGTTGCATGTGATATTAATGAAATTAAATTAAATTTTTCATTCTTATCTTGAATTTTAATTGCGATAGAACTGTAAGGTTTTGCAATATTTTCATACTTCCAAGATAATGGTAATTTAATATCTAAACTCACGTTGTCTTGTACTTCTCTTAAAGAGTGGAAATAAGGTCTTAATGTTTTTATATTTTCAAACACGAATTTAAATTATTAGGTTAGTTATTATATATGATATCGTTAAGTATGTGAAAATCTTTTCTACATTTGTATATTTTATTGGTTCAGGATTATTTACAACCAATCTCATGATTAGATCAAATAATCTAACCCCTAAAAACAATAACGATAATACAAGAATGAATATATTAATTTGTTGTGGTATCATGTTTTTTCATTTCTTCTAAAATTTCTTTTCTATATACACCTATCAAGAACTTAATTTCTTGTGCATATTTTCTTGCTCTAATTGATGCACTTCGGTTCCCTTTCTCAAAAACTTTTTGTGTATCAACAGACATTTTTTCAACCAATTCTTTGATTTTTTTTAAAGTATCCATATTAATTTTTTTCAGTTATTAATACTAATATATGAAAAAAATTTTACTTTTTCAAGTTTTGATCAAGTAATTTATATACTTCGGTTAGAATGTCCAGTTCTGATCTTGTTTTTTTGTGTTTAAAATCAAACAGTTTAGAAAAGTATTCATTTATTTTAATTATACGTTTATCTATTTGAGGGTAATAGTACGCCTCTAAAAAGAAATTCCAAAAATAATCAAAATGATTACCTCTACTTTTAAAGAATATTTTTTCTTTATCGAAACTTTCTAAGGTTTTATCCCAACACCAAATGAAATGTCCTCTTTGTGATGGTTCTTCGAATAGTACGTCAGGTCCGAGATATGTTTTATCAATTAAATCATATAATGATTTTAAAAAATCGTAAAACAATTCAGTTTTTTCTCGACTTATATTATATGTCTTATACCAAATGTCTATTTGATGTTTGTAGCTTTCAGATGCAATAAACTCTAAATAACCTTCTTTATTTTCCATATTCCTTCTATTTTATAATATAAGGATAAAAGAAAATATTAAGAAGAATTACTGAGTTTTTTTATTGTAAACTGCCATATTTTTCATTTTCTTGATTTCTTCTTCAAGAATTGTTGACAATTTTGTTTTTTCCGATTCGTTTACAACATTAACTTTTTCGGGATCTTTCCAACTATGTCCCCAGCTAATTTCAGGTTCAGATTTAATCTTCTTATCTTTTCTTTCCGCCTTATCTGCTAATTTTTTTCCTACGTCACTTTTAACTGCATTTGCATATTCATGTGAATTACCCATAAGTGCATCACCCTCTAATGACATTTTTAATCTTTTCTTAAAATTCTCTGATGGATTTTCAATATTTAAATCTTCTAATCCGCCGCCTCTAATGTCTGAAACAATTTCATCTTCTTTAGATGAATTCTTTCTTGCCATTTTCTCTTTTGCTTTACCAATTTGATGTGGGAACTCAGGATTGTCATTATTTGAAAATGAAAGAGCATCTTTAATTTTTGCGGAAACATCACTAATGTTTTTCTTATTTGATGTTTCACTATCTTTTTTTACACGATTGGTTATGTCTAATCCAGGTATGGATTCCTTTACCATTTTTTTGATCATTTTGATCATCTCAGTTTCATTCATTCTAACAACTTTTTTCTTAGATTCCATTTTAGAACCATATCCACATTCATTACACATTCCCTCTTCGTTCATTGACCCACCACATTCGTTACAAACATGTTTAGATTCTTCAACTTCTTTTTCACCTGATTCATCACTTTGTGTATCGGCATCAGATAACCATTGATCAAACTCACTTTCTTTTGTCTCAACTTCTTTTTTATTACCTTTATTTTTTAACATCATTAAAAAATCTGATTTAGTTAACTTACCATCTTTATTTTTATCTAATTCAGTTTGTCCGCCATGTAATTTTTCCATCATGTCTTTATCACCACATTCATTACAATCTTCTTCATTTTCATCTACGTCAGATGTGTCGATATATTCTTTGTTACCTAAATTAAATTTCTCACCTTTAGGTGTATCTTTTAATGCTTTAGTAAATGTATTACCTTCCATTGAATCTTCTTCTTCAGAAAGTTCATCATTCATTTCATCTAATTTATCTATCATATCATCATGAGATTCATATATACCTTTTTCAATAATTAACTCACCATCATTCTTATCTTTGTAACGTGGTAAAGCTTCCTCAGCTTCTTCTTGTGTATTGAAACTTGCGAGAGGTATTCCTTCACATTTAATGTGATATACTTCTTTTTTTGAACCTTCAGATTCTTGAATTATTTTCTTTTTTACTTCCTTAAAAATTAAGTCAGTTACGTTTTTATTTAAATCTTTCGTTTTCATATTCAATAAATATCTTGTTTATTTCATTTAATACGAGTTTTTCTATTTCCCTATAAGGTAATTTTAACTCATCAGATGTCTCTTTTATATATATTTGTATTTCTTTATTTTCAGAAATGAATTCCAATGCTCCGGTGTTACCTTGATTACAATAAGGAAATTTTTTACATTTTTCTTTAATCTTAACATAGATACCCTGAGGTCCACCATACTTGGGAAAATTCTTATCTTTTACGGCTCTACCTTTATAAATGGATTTTGGACCTTCGATACTCAAAGGATTTTTTCGACCTTTAGTCGTTTTTCCGAAAAGAGGTACATCAAATTGACCTGAAGAGGATGCGTCCATTGCCTCATCAATTTCTTTTTCCTCATTTAATTTTGAATTATGGATTTTATATATATCTCTTTTTTTAATCACATCACCTGAAAATGCACCCTCAAAGGAACCTGAGGAACTCGCATCAGTCGCCTCTTTTGTTTCTATTTTTTTTAACTTATCATAATATTTTGGGTCTTCCCACAAATGGTCCATAGCAATTTCTTTTGCCTTTTCTTTATCATCTGTATGTTCCATCTCAACCTTCATACCCATATGTAATTGTTTCCTTAAAGAGTCCATCATATTTTTAATATGATAATAACCTTTGGCGTCATGTTTTTTGGATATTTGAACTAATGATTTGTTATCCGCCAAACCACCTTCAATTTCTTCTGTTTCGTTAACTTTCTTTTTTCCTTGACAATGCGCCCTTTGACTAAACCCCTTTGGATTATTACAATCAATTGATTTCTTATATTTTTCTAACCATTTTTCGTTAGTTTCTGTTTCGATTTTTTTCATTATCTAACCGATTTTAATGCACTTTCCCAGAAAGATTTTCTTTGCCAAAGTGTTTTGAATAATTCTACCACAACTTTGGTTGATAAATCAATTATTTTGTCATCAATTTTTTTTGTTCCGAGTTCATCTTGTATAATTTTGATAACAATTTTATGAGCCTGAGTTGTCTCCATAAAATTGTTTATTTCTTTTTTTACAATTTTTTCGATTTCTCTTTTATCTTGTTCTGTAAATGACATTATATATTATTCTTTCTACTGTCGATTATTGATTCAAAAGTTGTTTTGAATGTCTCTTCAAATTTTACTAATTTATCTAAAACTTGTCCAACTTCATTTTCTAATTTCATCATTTCCGCATTAACATATACACCAGAATCTTTACCTGCGATGAATACAAAACTTATATCCTCATCGGATAATTTACCATCTAATCTAACTTGATCTTGATTTATTGTTAAACCTGGTTCAAAATCTACAATTTGTGAAACTTGTTGTTTGAAGTTATCCAATAGGTCTGATATTGATTTCTTTTGTTCATCTGTCAAATCCATATCCGCCTCGTCATTTGATATCATTTTAACATCCACATCATTGATCGCAGTAATGTTGTCTTTTTGTCCACTGTCTCCTGTTTCCTTATTAGAATCCATATCAACACCAAATTCAGTGTCTTCTAATAGTTTATTTGCTTTTTTTGATTGATGTGATTCATTTAACTTTCTCAATGTGTTCAACATTGTTTTTGTCTGATCGTATGCTATGACTTTTCTCTTATCCATTTTTAAAAAATATTGTAAAATCGAACGAAGGGTTTATATCTGTATAAATATCCGAATAATTTGATTTATATACAATCCCATTAAACTTAGACACACCATTGTTTAATGCGTGTGATGGCATTGATTTTTTTTCTATTTTATGTTTTTCACATAAAGATTCACATAACTTACTTATGGAGTCGTACTGAGATTCATTATATTTGTCCCAAAAAAAATAATTTCTCCAATTTCGTATATGTGGTTCACTTCTATACGTGTCTCCGATCCAATTATTCATGAAACCCGTTATTGTATTTTTATGTAACCAACCGAGATTTTCGATTGCAATTTTAATAATCTTTCTATCTACGTTAGGTATGTCAAAGGTTTTTGAACTATAATCAGTATCAAATAATTGATAAATTGCCCCAAGTTTGGAAATAACAAAATGAGGAATATCTTCATATTCCCCATTTTTTCTATACTTTATTTTATTTATGAAATCGTCAACTCTTCTTTGAGTGTCGTATAATAGAATCTGAGTTTTCTTAGATTTTTTTCTATATATATTTAATTTTTTATCATCTAAACCGTCTACGTTGTGTACTAACATTACGAGAAATTACTTTTCTTATTTGTGTCTGAGGAAGAATTTCTTCTTCTGACTGTGGGATTATGGTTTCATTATTTTCCAAATCATATATTACAAGATTTGGGTTTCCGTCGTCCTTTTCCCAATATAAAGATTCTTCATCAACTAATTCTGTCGAATCTAATATTTGTGTTGTATCCGAAACCGGGTCTTCTGATTGGGTTTTTTCTTCTATTATTTTTTTTTTTCATCTTCCTCATTATTGGGAGATGGTTCATTTATCTCATCGATTTGAGTTGTCTCTTCATTTGTTGCAAATGGTTCAGGAACCGTTTCTTGTTCCCATTCTTGAAACTGATTTGGGTAATCCTCAATATTATCTTGGAAAATATTCTCAGAATTTGGTTCTATAGTGGAAAAATTTTGTTCTATTTCTTCTTCAGTAGGTTCTATTGTGGAAAAATCTTCCTCTTTAACTAACTCAAATTTTCTTTCCCATTCATCCATAAACATCTCCCTAACTTCCTCGTCTGATAGTGCTGGTGTGATAGTTTCTTGTTTTAGTTGTTCATGAATTTCTTCTGTCATTTCAAATGCCCCCTCCGGTCCTATTGTAAAGTCATCACTAACAACCGGCTCCTTAACTATAGGAATAGTGTAAGGTGGTGGATCATATAAACCAAGTTCTTCATCTTTTTGCATCATTTCAACAAGTATTTCTTTTCTTTCTTCTTGTGTAGGAGTGGTTGGAAATGTGTAAACGGGTTTACTGTACTCGTCATCGTATTCCATATTTTCGGGAAATATACTATGTTTTTCTTCTTCAATTACAGGAGGTTGGTCATCCCAAGTACTAAACGGCATTTCAATATTTTTTTCTGTGATATTATCTTGATATTTTTTTGCCGACTCTTTTAAGTTTTCATTTGGTTTTGGTGGGTTCAATAAAACCTCTTCTAATTTTTTAAAATCCTCATCGGATAATCTAATTTTAGAAACTTCACTCATTAAATGATTTGCAGGAATTACATCCTTTTCTTCTTTTATTTCATTTGTAATTTCTTTTTTCCTATCCTCTTCAGTAAATTTCACTAACATATGAAGAAATGACAAAGAAATTATTGGTAACATTCCACCAGCAAATAGTGCTAAAAATCTTTTATGACCAACAAGATCACCTTCTTCTACACCCATAAAAGAAACTAAAGGTGATACTAAATCTACCCAATCTTTGAAGGGGATTGAGTTTATATCAATATAAGAATATGCAAAAAATATGTTACCGATGAACTGAACTAATGTAACGATTAAAAAGGGAAAATAAACTTTCTTACCCATATCGGCAGATATCGCAGCCAGAGCGGATAACGCAGCAATCTCAATACCTATAGACAAATAAATTGCCCAACTTAATGGGTTGGATATTCCATACCATTTAGTAACGTGTGAAATAGAAACTATTGCAACAGTTATAATCGGTATTAAAAAAGCCCCAATAATTAAACTTTTATAGTGAGTATTAATCCAATGTTTCATTATTACTTTAATAATTCTTTTTGTAAATTAGTAATGTCTTCATCGATTTGTGTTTGTCTTTGTACATCTAAAATTTTTCGATCAGTTGCCTGAATCATCCTTTTTTCAGATTTAAGACCTTCGATTTGAAGAATTAAACCTAATTCTTTTTTTGTATAAGTGGAATCCTTAATTTCTTTTATTTCATTTTTAATTTTTGTAATTTCTCTACTATCTGAACAACCTTTGAAAAAGGTTAATAATATGATTACAAAAACAATAATTGTAAAATTTTTTTCAATGAATTGTTTCATATTTTAAATTTTATATTAATATAAATAGTTAGTTAGACCAAAACTCTCGTTTCTCAACTTCTTAATCGCCTTGTCCCTTAATTGTCTTATACGTTCTTTTGTACATCCAAATTCTTCACCTAAATCCTCAAGGTTCGATTCAATACCCGTAAGACCATAATATTTTTCAATGATTATTTTTTCTCTTTCATCCAACACACTCAGCATGTAATGAACTTTTCTTTTAATTTCTTCAGGGGTATTCAGTATTGCATCGGGACTCTCAACGTTGTTATTTGGGATCACATCAATTAATTGGTCACCGTCCTCATTAATTTCTTTACTTAAACCTATACAATAAGGTAAATTAGTATCAAAATGTGCGTCGTCTTGATCAAAGAAAAATCTATCTTCATCGACCTTTTCATTCTTCTTGTTTTTTTGTGACTCTTGAACCAAATTTGATGGTATTCTTATGGTTCTTGAGTTCTCGTTCAATGATGCCATTATGGATTGTTTAATCCACCATACGGCATACGAAATGAATTTTAACCCACTTGTTGGGTCAAACCTTTCAGCTGCTTTCATTAGGCCTATGTTACCTTCCGATATCATGTCTAATAGATCCAACCCTTGATTTTGATACATTTTTGCAACTGCAATGACGAACCTTAAATTACCCCTCACAAGTTCATCGTATAAATCTTTCTTTTCCTTCTTTGTGATTTCAGGATTTCTTAAAAGATTAAAAATTTCTTCTTGTCTGTCGTGAGTGATTACAGGGATTTTACGGAGATCTTTAATGTAGCTCTGGATTTCCTCTACATTTGTGATAATAGATTTTTTCATATGAATGGTGTAAGTGTAAAATAAAAGTAAATAAAATTTCGGATTATTCAAAATTATCCAAAAAATTTTTTTCCTCAGGTGTTAAACTTTCGACACCCATTTTCTCTATCTTTTCTAATAATTGATCCAAGTCCATTGAGGGTTTGTGTTTGTTTTTAACATACTCTATCCTCATAACTTCTGTCATTTTGAAGGGTTTGAATATAAAATCCCTTATGGTATCAGGAATATGTGAACTTACAAGTGCGTCTCTCTCAACCAAAAAATAAAATTTTACACTATCATTCAAAAGTAAATCATAGACCTCTTTAGTCAGTTTCTCTTTTTCATGTTCACTGTTAAATATAACAATTATATTTTGTGAATTTTCTATAACATATCTAACCGAATCAATCACTTCTGATGCACCTAAAATTTCTGAACAAAAGAACTGCACATCTTCATGATCTTCGAACATTCCGAAAATAAAAAGAATATATGTTTTCATATTATTTCTTTTTTAATTCGATCTTCCAATAAACACCTCCGCCGAAATATGGGCTTAAGGTACCATTTACACCGTCAACTGTTCTATTTGTGACACCACCCATAACTTTATAAATTTTCTCAGATTTTGTTTTATACATAAGTCCTATTCCGACATTATTAACTAAATCAGGTGGGTTAAAAGATGATTCAAATCCAAAATATAGTAAATTTTTTGGTGGTAAAATAATCTTAACTGTGTCCCTAACAATTTTTTGTTTTAACTTACTTGTAAATGATCTACCGAGAATCCTATTGTTAGAAATCGTATCGTATAATGTTATTGTTCCCACATTATTGGGTAATTCTAAAATATCTTTCTTAAATTGTCTATTCTCTGAAAATAATTTCACAATTGCCTGTGTGTCAACAACTTGATTTACAGGGACTTCAATTGTTTTTTCAACCCTTACTTCTACAGGTACTTCTACCGGTACCTCGACTTCCACTTCTACCTCAACCGTATCGTGAACGGGAAAAGGAACAGTATCTATTTGTGATATTTCAATAGTTTTAGTTCTAATTGGTATGCACCCTTTTGGATTTAATAATATCAAAATTATTAATACTATTAATGATAATATTGTTATATTTTTATAATCAAAATATTTTTTCATGTTATTTTAATAGTAATACCGATGTTGCAACAATACCAACAAACGTACCCACTTTATACATAAAAGTTTTTCTTCTTTGTCCTTTCAGTTCTTTCAAAAGACTATTTGATTTTTCTCTTTCTAATGCAAATTGATCGTTTTGTTTAAGGATTATTAATTCTAAATTTGAAATTTGTTTAGTTTTCAAACTGTCTTTTTCCTTAAAAAGAACTATTTGTTGGTCTTTTAATGTGATTACTTTATTTAAATCACTAATTTCTACTTTCGCACCGTCGCCAGCAATAAGATCTTTAATGACCAATTTTGCAACAGGAACTTTTAATGGTACAATTGTATCAATGTTTGTCACTGTAACGGTCTGAGAAAAACTTTTCAAGGTCAGAAAAGTTATAATTGTTAACAGAATCAATTTTCGCATTTGTTTGATTTTTAATTATAGTTATGTTTTTAGTAACGTTATTTATATCTCCATCTAAATTATCTATTTCAGAGTCGATTAATTTAATCTCTTCTATTAATTTTTTATTCTCAACTTGAACGGAGTCTATTTCTTTTTGTATTGCCTCAATTTTGGCGTTATAACCTTTAATATCGGTTTTTATCTTACTACCTTGAAAAATGTTCCAAGCCGCTAAAAATATAATAATACCGAGTAAAATGTTTTGTTTATTAATCTTCATAATTACTTTTATAATAAATATGAAGAAGGGAGACTTTTGTCTCCCTTTTACATTTTATGATTTTCTTACTACAATTTCATCTATAATTCCATAATCTAACGCCTCATGACACCCCATCCAAAAATCTCTTGTGGCGTCTGTCATAACCTGTTCTTTGGTTTTTCCACAATATTTTCCCAATAGTTCGAATAGTCTGTCATTTTTTCTTCTCCACCACTTCATAGTAATTTCGGCGTCCTGAATATTACCCATCGCACCCCCCGAAGACTGGTGTAACATGATTTCAGAATCCTCCATCGCACCTCTTTTACCTTTTGTACCTGCACCTAAAAGGATTGATCCCATGGATGCTGCCATTCCTGTACAAATTGTTCTAATATCGGAGTGTACGTAATCCATAACATTTACCATAGATAAACCTGATTTTACGGATCCACCAGGACTGTCTATGTGCATTGTGATGTCATTATGATCTATACTATCAAGATACAATAACTGTGCCTGTACTACTGATGACATATAATCATTAACTTCCCCAACCAAAACTAAAATTCTTTCCATCATCAAACGTGAAAATACGTCCATAACCGTCACATTCATTTGTCTTTCTTCTAAGATATAAGGAGTTAAACTGTTTTCAATCCTTTTATTGTAGTAGTCCAATGTTAATGAACTAACACCTTTGTCTTTTGCGTATAACCCAAAATCTTTAAACTGATTAGCGTTCATGTAAAATATGTTTTTGTATTAACAAATATATAAAAAAAAACGAGAATTCAAAAATAATATTTGTGAAATATTTATAAATGTGATTAAATTTGAAAAAATATTGATGGAAATGGAGGTTACTAAACTCCCAAGTGAAAAACTTTTAAAATGGTTTTTAGATAGGATAAACCATACATTTGTTTTTTTCGATACCGAAACTACAGGATTAGATAGAAATCCCGAAGAGGGTGGTTCAAACCAATTAACTCAAATTGGTGCAATCGCTTGTCAAATAAATGGTGAAACATTAAGATTTTTTGAAATAGATAGATTTAATTTAAAAATTAAATTAAATGATGATTTAAAGAATCAAATATCCACTGAACCCGATGAACCTGAAAAAGACACCGATGAGTATAAAAAATGGTTATTTGGTACTAAGAAGGGTATTTTAAAATTCAATCACTATGATTTAGTTAATAGTGATTCTTATGAAGATGAGAGATTAGCATTAGAAAAGTTTGATTCCTTTTTAAAGAAATTTAATGACGTTACTCTTATTGCACACAATGCACCCTTTGATTTGAAATGGATACAGTTTCATAATTTATTCAAAGAAAGTACTGACGAAATAATTGATAGTATAGATTTTTTCAAAAACTTTTTCTTTCCAATATTAGATAAATTATCTAAAACTAATTCAGAATATAAATCTACTTTTGATAAGTTTCCTTCTAATAATAAGGGTAGTAAATCTGTTGGTTTGGGTAACATTGCAACAGGTTTTGACAATGAGATCAATCAATTAAAAAAGAAATTATCAGGTGCACATGATGCGTTAGTTGATTGTGAAATCGTTATCGATGTTTTTGAAAAAGGTCTCTTTATTGTTTATCGTTATTTGAACGATTAAGAAATTTTAGTAGTAACAAAATCTATTGAGGATATATTATCTTCTTTTTTAATCATTATAATATTATCTGACCAATTTCTTATCAATGGATTGTGAGAAATCACCAAGATATGTTCAAAGTATTCTTTTATCTTCTTAAAAAATTCACCAACCATATCAAGATTTTCATCTGCAATTTTACCAAAAACTTCATCCATAACTACAATATTTGGCTTAGGTAATGAAGATATTTTTGTTAGTACACTACGAAGTGCTAATGATGATATTGTTCTTTCATATCCAGATCCTGCATTTAATGGTTTGATAACTCTTGTTTCAGTATCTATCATTAAAAATTCTACTTCATTTTTTTCATTAACATTTAATTCTAAAATAAAATGACAACTATCTACCAATAATCTATAAAGTTCATAGTTTAAAAGTGGTATCATGTTTTTCATGATTACTTTTGAAATACCATTTTTACCATAAACTGTTAAATATACTTTGAAAATAGAATTCAACTCCTCTTCCGCCTTAATCTTCTTAATTAAATCGTCATTTATTTCTATCTTTTGTGTCATTAAAACAATATTAGTATTATGATTTTCAATAGACTTAGTTGATTGTTTTATATCAGCATTAGTTGTTTCTATTTTTGTTCTAACTGAAATTAATTCACCATCTATTTTTTGATTGTCTTCTGCTCTCTTTTTATTATTTTCGTAATTGTCAAGTTTAATTTGTTTTGAATTAATCTCAAGTTGTTTTTGATCGGTTTCTAATTCATATCTTGCCTTCTTAAGTTTATTTCTTTCGTAGGTTTCAAATTCAGTTTTTAAATTTTCAAGAGTATTAGATTTTTCTTTAATTTTATCAAATTCTTTCTTGTTTGATTTTATGTTTTCTTCTATCTCTTCAATCTCTTTTTTTATCTTTTCAATTTCATCTGTATGATCCACCTCATCAAGTGGTCGGTTACAGGTTAGACATATAGTTCCTTCTGTTAATTGTTTTATTAATTTTTCTTTTTCTCCCTTTTCATATTTGTATGCAACTTCATACGAATATAAATCACCTAATGTTTCTTTCAAATCTCTATGCTCTTCTTCATCATAATACTTGGACGGCTCAACTACCGATACTTCTTGTGCATTTTTTTCACTTACACCTTTTTGTTTGTTTAATTCTTCAATCTCTCTCTTTAATAGTGTTGGATTAGTTTTAATTAAGTCCTGATCAACATCATTATTTTTAGAAGACAATAAATTGTCTCTTTTATCCTCTAACTTAATTAAATCTTTTTCTAATTTTTTTAACTCTCTTTCTAATCTTTCTATTTCATTTTTTGAATTGATAATACTATCGTTGTATTTTGTGTTATCAATTTCTAATTGAGTTATATTATTTGTATTTGAAACTAATTTTTTACTCCAATCGTTATATATCTCTTTTGCTATTTCTTCTTTTGTTTTCAGGTTTTCTAAACCGAGAAATTTAACAAGTATTTGACCTCTCGCAGTTGGTTTTGATTCGATCAATTGTTCCAAATTATTTCCTGTGGTCATGATGGTCGTTAAAAAATCTTCTTCAGTTCCTATTGCAGAAGATATAAACGCTTCGGTTTCTCTTCTTTGTTCTCCTGTTAGATTTTCAATTGTACCGTCTTCCTTTTTCTTATAAAATTCTAATTTATTAGAAACACTATATTCTCCTGTCTTTGACTTTTTTCTTATTAGTTTCCTCTCTATTACATAGTCCTCATTATCAATTGTTATGTTACCTTTAACAGTTACATCATCTTTATCAGTAAATTTATTAAAAATCTCACCTATTGTTTTTGTTTTTGTTGTTGTGTTGAAAAATAGAAATAATAACAAATCTACTGATGATGTAGATTTACCTCCAAAATTTTTCGGTGTCGATTCAATAACCGTGATGCCGGGTAACTCTGAAAAATTAATAAAATTATTTTCACCAAAAGAAAGGAAATTTGAAAATTCAACACTTGTTATAAACCACTTATTATACCTTACTTTATTGGCATTTATCTTATCAATCTGAACATTAACTTTATTATCAAGTCTATCTAACATTTCCCATTTTGTGGTTATGTTATTCTCTTTAATAAAGTCTTTCATCAGTTTTTTCTGGTACTGGTGATCTAATATGTTATCAGTCGCTTCAAGTGATTCTAATTGTATATTAGAATTATTAGTAATACTTTTAGTAACAACTTGAATATTTTTACTTTTGTATTTGTCTTGAAAATAAGATTTAACTCTTCTTATTTTTTCTGATGTAAAATTTTCAGGGCTGTCTTCCCAAGTAACTTTAATGAAAGGATTCTTATAATTCATGTGGATTATTATCCATTTTTATTTTCGAAATATTCAATTATTGCATTTAGTGCCCATACTGATCCTGCGGTAAACATTCCATCAAAGAATATTCCAAATATCCAATGAATATCGAAATAGTTTCTTGATAAACCACCCAAACATAAAGATAGAAAGAATCCTACCCATGTTGAAGTGCAAAGTGTACAACTAACTAAATCACCAAAAAATTTTGAGTGTGATTTTATCCATTCCCTTGTTGTTTCAAAGATACTTCCCCAAACAATAATCGATGTCATACCATATGACATAAAAATCCAAAATAATAATATATCCATATAACAATATTTTTTATAAAATAAGAAAAAAAAATGACAATTTGAAATTACTCATCGTATAATGTATTCAAATCACTATTTTTTAAAAACCGACCTTTATTTAGTTTTTGTAAAGAAGATGTAATTTTTTCTAATTCAGTTTTTAAATCCTGATTTTCTTTCATTAATTTTTCTAATTCTTTTGTGTTTGTGACTTCTTTTTGTACCTCAACAATTTTTTCAACAGGTACTTCTTTTATTACTTCTTTAATCACAATTTTTGTATCGCCTTTAATTTCAATTGGAACTTCTTTAACAACCTCAACAATTTTTTCAACAGGTACTTCTTTTATTACTTCTACGATTTTTTCTACCGGTACCTCTTTAATCACCTCAATAATCTTTTCAACTTCAATTTCTTTGATTACTTCTTTTTCAACTACTTTTTCTTTGCCTCTGGCAATTTTTGGTGTTTCACCATATTTTATAATAGAAAATCCTTTAGAAAAGATTTCTTTGGCAAGTTTATCAATATCTGAAATTTTATTTAATTCACAATATTGTAAAAATTCATCATCCAATATTAAGGAGGTTTTCTTTTTCATTTTCAATGTCTCTTATATCATTTATCGAAAAATGAAGAAATGGTTGTTCATTTTTCAAATCGTGAAACGTATATTCATCAGTTTCAACATTATATGTACCATAACCATGATGTTTAATTGTTTCACCAAAATTTTGTTGGATTAATGAACCAATCATAACCGCCTTTCCACCATTAGGTAATTTAAACATTTGTCTTTTGTGTATATCACCACACAGTAATAAATCTAAGTTGATAAAATTAAGTCTATCATAACCATCTTCGAATTGAAAACCTATATCTGTTGACATTCCTTGAATCACCCCATGAAATAAACCAACATATAACATATCTTCTTCTTTTTCAAACTGTGGTCTTTCATTATGTTGATATAATGAATAAACAACCCAATTAATATTTTCATCTTCATATACACCACTATCTTTATAATATTTAATCTCATCACGATTCAACAACTCTACTATTGGTGTGATACTGTCCATTCTTTGAGTATTGTTTTCAAGAAAATCATGATTACCAGGTATGATAATAACTCTTCCGATATGATCAACAAGTTGAGTAATAAACCAAGATGTTAGCATCATTTGCTCATTAGAGATGTTGATTTTCTGATGTGCTAAATCACCAACAATTACAACTCTCACCTCTTCATAGTCATAACCTTTAATTTCTTTTTTTAAATTCTCAATAAGAATTTCAAATTGTTTTTTATATAGATCGTGTAACTGAAATGTTCTGATATGTATATCAGCGATATGTATAAGTTTTTTTACCATAATTTATATATTTTGTCATATCCAAGTTCATAACTTTATTAATTACATCTGGTGGTACTTTATATTCTTGATGTGTTCCATCATCTTTTAATAACACAATTACACAACCTAATAATTTTAAATTTTCATATTTTGTGCCTTTCAACATTTTAATCAATAATCTTGCATACAATGGTAATTGTAAATAATAATGACCTAACGCAGTATCATGATAGTTTTGAAATGGATCGTACATTTTACCGGTGTAATGTTGGATTTCAAAGTTTTTTGGTTGATTTGTTTTCCAATCGGTAACAACTAAACCAAAATCTGTATTATCCTTATTCATCATTAACCAACACTTGTCAGGTTGTCCTGTATAACCAAGTTCATTATCGCCAAGTATTGCCTCTGTATCGAGAAGTATTGCACCTCTTTGTTCCATAATATTTAAAAATTCGGTTCCCGCTTTTATCATCTCATTACTTCTATTTGTTTGTGTTTCATCACATTCAAATATTGGTTGCCTAACATCTTTATAATTACCATTTCTTGCTATCGCCTCCATTTCAAGTTCAAAGTGTACTCTACTTCCCATATTAGTTGCATAGGAACCAGCTTGTCTCCATTGTTCTTGTAATTGTGCTGCAGCTTCAGGATCACCATTAGACATTCTGAGAGCAGTACCTTCAGCATCAAATGGTTTGAAAAACTTTTTTATAACCTTAGAAACTGATGGAAATGTTTTTCTTAATACACCTTCCGTGTCTCTCATGTAATAGATATGTTCTTCTTCAACAAATGAGATATCTAATTCTTTTCTTCTGTTTTCTAATAATTCATTAATTTCTTTAGAAATTTCTTTTAAATTCATTAATCTAACTGTTTAATTTTATAATTACTCAGATCTCCTTTGAGGTCTGCTATATCTTTATTTCCCTCCAATTTTATAGTATACACTTTACCCATAAGTTTACCACAATTTAATTTATGATATAATTTTTCTGCATCAAACCAAGCATCGGGATCCAAAACAATTACCACATCTTTTTTAACATTATCATAAATTTTATCAAATAAGTGTTGTGACATAAATTTACCTAACATAGGGATAGAATTAGGTAAGAAAATACTATCGAAAGCACCCTCAACAATATATATTCTTTCATTCCAATCAATTAAATGTTCATTCCAAATTATTATTTCTTTTTGTACCTCAGGATTTTTATACTTTAATTTTGTTTTAGATAAAAATGACCTTGCAACAAAATAGTTTAAATTTTTTTCAGTATCATATGAAGGAATTATAATCCTATTTTCATATAGACCACTTAAACAAAAACCAATATTATATTTTTTTATAATTTCATCTGTTATGTTTCTATTTTTAATATAATTTAACGCTTGTTTATATTGTGGTAACAATTTAACTCCTTGTGACACTTCATTGAATGATACAAATTCTTTTGGTAGATAAATCCTTTTGTATATTCTTTTGTTTTCTTCGACCTCATCCGGTAATAATAGTTCGAATTTTTTTATTTGTTTTTTATTACCGTATTTTTTAACAAATTTATATAATGATCCATGTGTATCATGTGATTCTGCACAAGACCAACATTTGTAAACTCTTAATTTATAGTTTATTTCTAAGTTACCTTTACCGTCTCCACTATCTAATCCTTTAATTTCATATGAACACACGGGACAATCAAAAGAAATTTGGCACTTATAATCATTGTGTAATTTATAATCACCAAGAATTTCTTCTAAGATATCTATTATGGGTTCATAATTTAAATCATTAGACATGAATAAAATATAAGAAAAAAAAGTTGTAAAAAAAATGGGGGAGAACACCACCTCTCCCCCTACCAACTAAACGCAGATTTTAACATCTACGTCCCGTCTCCATTAATAAATATAATATAATAATTTTCAGATAAGAAATCTTAGTTGCCGGATTTATCTGATTTCAACATATTAACGAATCCAATAACCGCAGTTGCGGCGTCCGCCATGTCGTAATTTTCTTTTTTTAAATTTCCTGTCTTACCGTATAACCAATTTACCTCAGGACAAACTGAGTTTACATGTTCCCAAATGACGTGTTTTTTATCAATATCTTTGGGATAACCACCAAATAATACATTACGACCTTTATCGTTTTGTCCAACTAAATCAGGAAAAGCAAATTTTCTTGCATTATATGTTGATATAAATGTCGGTATAATACCTAAAATATCATAACAATTTTTCAATATTAATGTATTATATCTTAAAAGTGTTCCGACTGTATAAATGTTATTTGATTGTAATAACGGTTCTTCAATTATAATTCTCGTAATACCGATATCTTTATAATTTTCTAAATGTTTTTTAAATGCATCCGCCTTTTTTAATAGTTCCTCAATTTTATCTTCTGGTTGCGGTTTTATCTTTGGTGAAAAGTGAGTTAATTCTAATAATTTAGAACCTGACATATCGAAGAGAGCCCATCCAATAGTTTTGGTGGAAATATCCAAACCCAAAATTTTTGGCTTATTCTTAAATTTGTTTTCCATATAACAATATATAAATAATAATATTAAGAATGTAAAGATTTTAGAAATCTAATTTTACTGCAAATACTTGTGTACCAATTCTTTTTATTGGAATCGCCGATTTTGCAACAATAAGAGGTTCTTTATTTGAATCTAAAAGTGCTATTTCTGTTAACATCTTTTCTTTTCCTAAAGAGTACGTCGGATTTTGTGTTTCTAAAAATTGGTCACTTGGTAGATTTACCAAAAACTTCATTTGTTCAACGTCGGTTGCTCTTACTAATCTAATACTACCGGGGAATGGTTGTTCGTCACCAAATTGAGGAACGGTAGATCCTGTTAAGGTGGTATCGCTCATATAATTAATTGATAACCCTGACATATGGTTTTCTAAATCAAAATAATTTGTTGATCCTGTGTATCCCGAATAATATATTGTAAACGTTTTATCTAATAAATTTGTAGGATTTATTAAACCTGACACATGATTAGGAATTTGTGATGTCAAGTCAACTTTTTTCCATGCATTACTTGAAGGTATTTCACCAATACTATTTTGTATTTGAACTAATGCATAAAATTTATCCGCAACAAAACCGTCGATCACATTTGAAAAAGATGTTTTCATTGTCGAAAATGTCGTTGCACCACTTGTGGATCCACTAAATTTCAAAGTTACTTGTGATGGTACTGTTGTCCCTGTTACTTTATTATAGTAATTACAAGGTAATGAATGTATTGTGTTGTTTGTTGTATTTTCAAACATATATGTCACCCAAACAGTTTGATTCGTACTTCCTGTTAACATAGAGTTTTCGGCAATAGTATCACTCGGTACTGTTGATATCTTTGGTGATGGTAATGTATATTTTCTATTTGATCTATAATCTAATACTGCAACCAATTCTTGGTCATCAAAAACTACAATCTTTTTTGTTGGGTAAATTTTACCAACTTTATTTCCTTGTTCATCTAAAAGATATCTAAATAATAACTCGAATCTTGAATCAGTTAAACCGGTGGTTGGTTTTACGTAATAATCAACACTATCCATAGTGAATAAAGCACCAATAGTGGTACCCGTATTTCTATGGTATTGAATGAATGGGATATATATTTCAAAATATTCAGTATCACTTATTGGATCACCATTCTCATCTTCTACAATTGATATATCTAATCCTGTTATTCCTGTTTTGTTACTTATATAATCGTCATACTTAAAAAATCTTTCAGGATCATTTCTTAAATCACCTAATTCAGAATAATGTATAATCGCTAAACATCTTTGTTCTGATGGTAAAACATCAATAACTTCACCATATGAATTTGAAAATGATGTTGGATTAGAAATACTTCCGCCAGTGAAATTTGTAAATTTTTGTAGATTTGAATTATAACCTAAAAATTCTTTTGTTGATACAAATCTATTACTTGTGTACCCCGTCAAACTTTCATCGTTTCCGTCATAATCAGATCCAATTGGTTTGTCATCCCAAACAATATTGAGTGTCCATGAATTTAATTGACCTGAAAAATCAACCGGTTCAGGTAAACATACATCGGCAAGGTCAGTACTATTCGGATATTCTTGTTCACAATCATTACAAATTACTTGTGCATATCCAGAGATACTTGATAGATTAGGTGTTTTCCTATCTAAAGTTAGAATATTTTGTGTTGTCCCCGTTGTAACATCAATAACTCTATATACAAAACTATTTGATTGTCCAGTCAATGTAGGTACTGAACCACAGAATCTATCCAAAACAACTGTAATATATTCACAATCAACAAATGTGTTTCCACTTGGAACTACTAAAGACGTTGATCCACTTAATGAAGATATTGTAATTTCCTCAACACCACATTCTATTGTTGATCCAATACAAGTAACATTATCATATTCAATGTAATTAGATACAAATCCCGCAGGACCCATAACATTTCTTATTGTATTTGTAACTGAGTTTTGTATTGGATTACCGTATGTCGTGGTATTAGTGTTACTATCTACCTTATAAGGGTATTTTACACCTGTTTCTTTTTCATTAGGTGCCGATACTTTTTGATGTGTAGTTTGACTTGTTAAACCTGTAAAAGGAGTAGTATAGTCAAATTCAGAATCACCAACTTGAAAGTACTGAATGTTAAAACTTCCTTTCGCAATAGCATTCCTTCCTCTTTGGGTTATTCTTGCTGATAAAAATTCCGAATTATTACTATTTAAAAAACTCATATCTTATAAATATTTTAAATTATTTTTTAACTTCCACCACAATCATTATTGTCGACACAAGGTGTACTCGACAATATCGCAGATGAATATCCAAGATATTGTGAATCATTTTTATAGTACGTCCCCGATGATGTTATCGATTGTAAACAATTAGTTACTATGTTTCCTGCTGTGTATCCTGTTATTGTTATTGAATTCCCATTATAATCAACCGCACTAAAGAAAACTGCCCCATTTTGTAATGGATTAGTATTTCCTGTCGCATCGTCTAAATCAGTTTGTAAAACCGTTATGTCACAACAAAAAGATGGCGGATTTGTAGGAGTCGGTGTTGGTGTAGGTGTAGGTGTAGGTGTAGGTGTTACACATTGAATATATCCACTTGGGGTAGTTGAACTAATAAAATCGTAAGTTATTGTATATGGGTCACATGTAGAATCACATTCAGCAATATAATATCCACTCGTTACACCCGTTACCGATCCTGTTGATGATCCATTTAAAATTAAAATGTTTGTGTAATTTGTAAAGGGATACCCTATACAATCACCTGTTCTAACTCCTTGTATTGTTACAGTAATATTCTCGGTTGCATTTATAGGTGTTCCACCAGGACTATCATATAAAGTTACCGTAATAGTACTTATACTATCATAATTTTCGCCAGGATCTCCACATTCAGACGGTACCTGAGTAAGGTAATCAACAGTAAAATCTAAACACATAGAAACCGGAGGTGTTGGTGTTGGAGTATCGGTAGGTGTGGGTGTTGGTGTTGGTGTTGGTGTTGGTGTTGTACATGGTGTACACGATGAAGGGTTAAATAAGACTGATGGTGTTGTGTCTTTGGTCCATGATCTTACATTAACACCGTCAGAAACATAGTACGTACCATTTGATAGTGGTGGAATTTCAGTTGAATTTAATGTTGTATAATTACAATAATCAGGACCTCCTGTAAATGAAACATTTGTTAATATTTGTCCACTAACTTGTCCACACGCACCGTTAATTGTTGACGATAAATATAACTGTATAGTCGGTGTTGGGGTTGGCGTTGGTGTTGCAGTGGGAGTAGGTGTTGGAGTTGTGGTAGGTGTAGGTGTTGGAGTTGTGGTAGGTGTTGGTGTGGGTGTGGCGGTTGAAGTTGGCGTTGGAGTATCGGTTGGTGTTGCAGTGGGAGTAGGTGTTGGAGTTGTGGTAGGTGTAGGTGTTGGTGGAATTATTTCTCCTCCACCACAGGTAACTGTCGATGAAGATGTCCAATCACTTTTAATTCCTCCGCAATCGGTCCTCATACCATAGTCATAAGTTTCACCATCGGTTAGGGATGTGATTACTAAAGGTGAACTTGAAGTTGTACCTGTTGTATATGTAACATCTGATGATAGTTTATATCTATATTCAAAAGTACAACCTATACAACTCACAGGTGGTGTCCAATTTATAGTTAAAGTTGCCATTTATATTTTGTTCATATTTTAATTAATTTATATTGGACAAATTGCCGATGGTTGACCGTCTTTCCACATTGTAACAGAAACATTTAATGGTGTTGGATCGACAATATATTCATCATATCCAACAAAGTTATCGATTGGTACACTTGTGTACAATTGAATTGGAGTTGATAAATCACAAACTATAAAATTCACTATATTACCTGATCCGTTTTGCCAAAATCCTTTTATTTTATATGGTAATACCAATTCACTTACGGTTAATGTTCCATTTTTTCCCGATTCTGATAATGTTACATTTTCATTTAACAATATGTTATTATCTTTATCATATATTGTTATTCCTCCTCCAGCATTTTCTGTTATTGACCAAAATAATTGTGTTGGTGTAACTGTGGGAGTTGGTGTTGGTGTAGGAGTTACGGTTGGAGTTGGCGTTGGCGTATCTGTTGGTGTAGGAGTAGGGGTTGCAGTTGGTGTAGGAGTTACGGTTGGTGTAGGAGTTACGGTTGGTGTAGGAGTTACGGTTGGTGTAGGAGTAGGAGTTGCAGTTGGTGTAGGAGTAGGTGTGGGTGTTGGTTTGTTTTGTACCGGTAAACACAATGTATTTCCACTACATACTCCATTAGGTGCTATTTTAATATATGATGTGTTATCATTAATGTTTGTAATCGTGATGCCAGGAGTGTTTAATGTTGACAATAAAACACTTCCATATGATGGAATTAGTGTACAAGAATTACAATCACCATCAGTACATTCTAAAATTTGTACTGTTGATATTTGTGTCCCTCCTGTAATTCCTGATATCGTTATATTAAATGACATATTTTATATTAATTATTAACAAGTAACAAAAACTCCTACTCCACTGGAATTAACAAGTATATTGAAATAAATTATATTACTTGAGGTTGCAACAAAACTGTATGGTGTTGTTTTACCACAATATCCAATATAATTATTTATATCAATTGCTTCTGTATTATCTTGATTTTGTCCTTCACCAAATTGAATATCTTGATCACCGGTGTTTGTTAATCCAATATAAATCATATCACCAATATTCGCATATATTGCACTACTAACATTTGGGTAATTTGACATAAATCCATTAGTTGTGGTAGTTGCCCATGGAGCGTCTGGTAAATATTCTTCCCATGTACCACTATTTACTTTAACCCATACTCTTAAATCTGTTTCACTATGTGACGCAAATGATGTGCATCTAATAGTTAAAGGTATCATTGAAGCTTCTGTGGGTGTCGGAGTGGGTGTTGGTGTAGGTGTAGGAGATGTACAGCAAACTCCTGTATCTTCATATGTTGACAACACTTGGAACGGTGTTATCGGATAACTTGAACCAAATTCTTGTTGGTCATCGTGATAATAATAAACTATTGGTTGATAATCACCATTTATTGTTGAACAAAATGCGTTTGTATATGTACCGTCAGTGTCATATATTAATTCTTCTTGTGTTAATAATTCAGGGCAATTCCAATACAATACATATACCTTACCATCTTCAGACGGATTTGTGTTTCCTGTTGCTGACAACAAATCATTTGAAGAAATTGTTACATCAAAATATACACATTCACACGGTTCTGTTGGGGTTGGTGTTGGTGTTGGTGTTGCAGTGGGAGTAGGTGTATCGGTAGGTGTTGGAGTTGGTGTAGGAGTTACGGTTGGAGTTGGAGTTGGCGTATCTGTTGGTGTAGGTGTAGGAGTTACGGTTGGAGTTGGCGTTGGGTCGTTATTACATATCAAACTATCTATTATTGGTGGAGCACAATTAGCAACATAAAAAACACCTCCACCAACTACTAATCCAATATCACAACATCCAACACAGTCACCATAGTAAATTGAATCATGTGTGTATATGTTTTGTATTAGATACCCTGTGTCAGTTGTTTCACCTGTATAGACAAATTTGAACCAATATTGTGTATTAAATGTTGCACCCGTAAAAACAATAGGATTAACATCATAATCTCTATAAGTTGATCCTGTATAGATCACACCACTATTTGCACCTATAGAATATGCAGAAAAACCAGAGACATGACTTCCTAAAGTTGTTCCGGTTTTGTAAAATAATGTAAAATTATTTTCTAAGTCTATATTGTGTAATCTAATGTTCAACCCCATGATATAATAAATACAACTCAAAGAAAATTAAATAAAAAACCCTTCAAATTGAAGGGTTTATTGTTTTAAAATATTTTTAACTTTAATGTAATGGATAAATTGTATCAGTTGAATTAATCATCATATTTTGATAATACGATTGATTAATTGTTTGTGTTTTTTTTGTTTGATTGTTATCTAACATAAATAATCCGTACATTAGTGTTGAAATTAATAATAACATTAATAAAAATTTATTAGTTTTTTCTGACTCGTTTTTAAGAATTAGTTCCATTTTCAATAATTTTTTTTAATTCGTTTATTTGATTTTGTTGTTCTTTAATTGCCTCGATTAATAATGGTACAATTTTTTCATACTGAACAGTTAAGTAATTTTCACCACTCTTCGAATTATCGTTACCATCATTATCAAATGGTGCAAGTTTTACTGCCTCAGGAAGTACATCTTTAATTTCTTGTGCAAACACACCGACTAAACTTTCTTCTGTATTAAAGTTTGCAACTTCTTTTGCCAATTCATTCCAATTATAAGTGAAACCTTTTAATGATAATACTTTATCTAATGAATTTTCAATTGGTTTAATATTAGTTTTTAATCTTTTATCAGATGAATATGCCACAACATCATTCGAAGCATCTATTCTACCGGCGGTAGCATTTGGATTTACATTAACACCAAGTGCACCTGATATAATTTTTTGGCTACCGTTAACTTCTAAATGATATGTTGGTGCAGTACTACTATTGAATCCAACTTTACCACTATCATCGAATCTGTGAAATCTATTGGTTGCTGCAACATCATCATAAATTTTCATGTAGAATCCACCTTGTGAGTAGATATGCATCATATCAGTTGGTGTAATTTCACCTTCTCTATATGATATGTTGAAATTTGCAGATCTGGCAGCAACACTTGCGTTTATTAAATTTACTTCCTGTAAACTTGATAGAGTGGCCCCTGTATATACTGAAGCAAGTACAGTTGTATTTCCTGCAGAATCATTCTTAATAAGTGCACTTTGTCCATTAAATGTGAAATAAGCTTCACCATTAATTAGTCCACTTGTACCTGTTGCAGTCAATACATAATTGTCGTTATTGTTGTTAATCGTTGCCGCTCCTGATGTTCCAGAAGAACCATTAGATCCCGATGTGCCAGAAGAACCATTAGATCCCGATGTGCCAGATGAACCATTAGATCCTGATGTTCCAGAAGAACCATTAGATCCCGATGTGCCTGATGAACCAGATGATCCGCTTGTTCCCGATGATCCATTACTTCCACTTGAACCACTACTTCCTGAAGATCCATTACTTCCACTTGAACCCGAAGATCCACTTGATCCTGATGTACCTGATGAACCATTAGATCCTGATGTTCCAGAAGAACCATTAGATCCTGATGTTCCAGAACTACCTGATGAACCGCTTGACCCTGAAGAACCACTTGAACCACTACTTCCTGAAGAACCACTTGAACCACTACTTCCTGAAGAACCAGATGATCCGCTTGAACCACTACTTCCTGAAGAACCAGATGATCCTGATGTACCCGATGATCCATTAGAACCTGAAGTACCAGAAGTTCCATTCACACCAGACGTACCTGAAGAACCAGATGATCCTGATGTTCCAGAAGAAGATGCATTTGTTTTTGTTTCTAATTTTCCTGTTAATGTATTATAAACAACAACTTCAGTTGATGTTGATCCTGTTGTAAATCCATTAACATAAATCGATCCTGTAAATTGATGATTATCATCCAATGTGTCACCAAATTTTGTTGATCCTGATGAGTACATTACCGATGACGATACATATGTAACAAAAAATTCGTTAGCACTTATTGTACCTTTAACATCTAATGAACCTGTAACTTTTAAATTATTTGTTGTTGACCAATATGATCCCGTTTGAGCAAAAATTGAATCACCTGATGTTCCTGACGATCCGTTTGAACCTGAAGTACCTGAAGTACCTGATGATCCACTTGAACCTGAAGTACCTGAAGTACCTGATGATCCACTTGAACCGGAAGATCCGCTTGATCCTGATGTACCTGAAGTACCCGAGCTACCAGAGCTTCCACTTGAACCGGAAGATCCGCTTGAACCGGAAGATCCGCTTGAACCTGAAGTACCTGATGTACCCGATGATCCACTTGAACCTGAGGTACCTGAAGTACCTGATGAACCATCTGATCCACTCGTACCTGAAGTACCAGATGTTCCATTTATACCTGATGTTCCTGAAGTACCTGAAGTACCAGATGTTCCATTTATACCTGATGTTCCTGAAGTACCTGAAGTACCAGAAGTACCAGAAGATCCAACTTGTCCGGCGGTACAGAAGATTGTACTTACACAATTACCACTACACTCTGAATAAACAAAACCAGATGGACATGTGTATCCTGATGATAAATAATCTCCATTTATATCTTGTACTATTGTTGCGGTTGTTTCTCCACTTGTTGTATAAACTACATTTAATTCAGAGTAAGATGTTGCACCTGTTAATTCTGATAACGTATTGTCATAAATTTCACAACCAAAACCTGCATCACTTCCTAAGTTTAAACCATATATTTCAAGAATATGTGTACCTCCACCTATTTGAATAGGATAAACATGCCACCATTTAAATTGTTCGTCATTCCAAACATTTCCATACGTGTTTAAAATTTCAACGCCGTCAAGTACAAATCTATACTCATTGTCCCCACCTATACCAACATAATATGTTTTTTCTGAAGTAAATCCACTTAAACAAACTGAGAATCCAACCCAAGTATCAATAGGTGCACTTCCATATGGATTGGTCCATAATGCACATCTATTCAACGGACCGACAGTTGATAAGTTGGGGTTACCCCAAGTTGTTCCTGTATAACTTCCACCTGATTGAGGTGTACTATATTGAAAATCGTAAGTGCCTGTACCATTTGAATTAAAATCACTCGACATGAATTGTGTACCGAAACTACTGTACACATTTAATGTACGTCCAGTCAAATTGATTGCTGAGGTTGGTGCAGTTGCACCTGTAACTTCTGTTCTATAATATGATGTTGAATTATATTGTTCCCAAACGTAATCGGGATCACATCCTGAACTATCAAATACAAAACTTGTACCAGATGTACCCGATGATCCACTCGAACCCGAAGAACCACTTGTGCCAGATGTTCCTGATGTACCCGATGATCCACTTGAACCTGATGTACCAGATGTACCTGTAGATCCACTACTACCACTTGTTCCTGATGTACCAGATGTACCTGTAGATCCACTTGAACCAGAAGTACCACTTGTTCCTGATGATCCACTTGATCCAGAAATACCAGATGTTCCAGATGTGCCTGAGGATCCTGAAGATCCACTTGTCCCTGTAGATCCTGATGATCCACTTGAACCACTTGTTCCTGAAGTACCAGATGTACCAGATGTACCAGATGTACCTGATGTTCCTGATACCCCATCAACTCCAGATGTACCTGAGGATCCCGATGAACCAGATGTTCCACTTGAACCTGAAGAACCTGACGTACCTGACGTACCGGATGTCCCTGTAGATCCTGATGATCCACTTGAACCACTTGTTCCTGAAGTACCTGAAGTACCTGAGGTTCCACTTGATCCATTTATACCTGAAGTACCTGATGTTCCTGAAGTACCGGATGACCCTGATGTACCACTTGAACCGGAAGATCCACTTGTTCCTGATGTACCACTACTTCCTGAAGAACCAGATGATCCTGAAGTTCCTGATGTTCCTGATGAACCAGAGGTACCAGAAGATCCTGATGTACCTGAGGTTCCTGATGAACCGTCTGATCCTGATGTGCCCGCAGACCCGCTTGTTCCACTTGTTCCAGAAGAACCTGAAGTGCCTGATGATCCGTTTGACCCACTTGTTCCTGATGTACCAGAAGAACCTGATGTTCCCGATGGTGTTGATCCAATTATTAATAAAAGTTGTTGATTATTTGAAAATATAGACGATCCACCTTGACTTTGTAAAGTTGAAGGAAACGTATAATAAGTTGTATTATCAACTGATGTACCAATCATCCATCTTTGGTAATTCAAATGGCTTGATTGATCTTGTAAAACTATAACAGATCCCGATGCAAGTGTTCCTAAGAAAATATCAAGATTATTATTTAAACCATCGGTATCACTTATATTTAAACTTGTTGCACCTGTCTGAGACACATTATCCCATAGTATGAAACTTGTTCCAGGATCACCACTTGTTGAGTTTGTTTTTGCTTGATAATTAAAAAAGGAGTTTGAGAGACCTGAAGTACCTGATGTACCAGCAGATCCGGAACTACCTGATGAACCAGATGTTCCTGAAGTACCAGATGTACCACTACTTCCAGAAGATCCTGATGTACCTGATGTTCCTGAAGTACCCGCAGTTCCGGATGAACCTGAAGTACCACTTGTTCCTGAAGTGCCAGATGAACCTGATGTACCTGAAGTACCGCTACTACCACTACTACCAGATGATCCTGAAGTTCCTGAACTACCAGATGATCCTGAAGTTCCACTTGTTCCCGATGATCCCGATGTTCCTGAAGATCCTGATGTACCTGATGTTCCTGAAGTACCTGAACTACCACTTGAACCGGAAGATCCACTTGTTCCTGATGTACCAGTACTTCCTGAAGAACCTGATGTACCACTTGTTCCTGATGTACCAGATGATCCTGATGTTGAGGTGTATGCAACTGCAGCTACACCAATATTTTTAATATTAACTATAATAGATGGTGCGGCTGGTGCAATAAAAGGAGTTGTTGTTCCACTTAATGCAGTAAGTCGAGCATATTGAGATTCACTTGCCATGACAAGTTGTACTTCATCACCTTGAGTTAAATCTAATATTATACTAACAAAAGGTAATTGTAGCGTAGAATTCGCAACCAAATCAATATATGAATCTGATCTCGGAACATCTGTTCCATTTACTCGAAGCCAAAAACTCATTAAAGATTCTGTTCCTTGAGTTTTTTCCACTTGTGGTGAATATGAAAACTCATATATACCATTATAATTTACTTGAACGGTATTTCCACTCAATAATGTAATACCATTTTCAATTTCAGTATCTGTATATGATACAATTGTTGGTGTATTCGATGCGGTAACATTTTGTGTTTGATTACTACTATAAGAAGCATAATAGTTCATAACACCCGCACCAGAACTTCCCGAAGATCCCGATGAACCAGATGTTCCACTTGTACCAGAACTTCCCGAAGATCCCGATGAACCAGATGTTCCACTTGTACCAGAACTTCCCGAAGATCCCGATGAACCAGATGTTCCACTTGTACCAGTCGAACCAGATGATCCACTTGTACCAGATGTTCCTGAACTACCAGATGAACCAGATGATCCACTTGTACCAGATGTTCCTGAACTACCTGACGTTCCTGAAGATCCAGCAATACCAATTGGTATTACTAAGAATTCATCGTCATTATTTGGTAATGATCCTCCAGAAGATACTTGTGAAACCACATAATCCTCATAGGAAGATTGTAATGGATTTATCGCATCAATTCTTAATGTCTTGAATGTCATCGGATCATTTTTCTTGACAAATTTCAAGTATGATCCAATTTGTAAATTATTTAAAAATGTTGTAAAACTTGATAACGAAGGGATATACGCAATATCACTAACCGCCAATGCAGATGGTGATGTTCCCCAATCTGTTATATTAAATCTAAAATAGCCCGATGTTGGGTCTGAAGATGTATCGTTACTTGAACTATACTTCCATATTGCTAAGTGACCTTCTAAACCTTGATTACCGCTTGTACCAGATGTACCTGATGAACCATCTAAACCTGAACTACCTGAAGTACCGTCAGCACCTGAGGTTCCACTTGTTCCTGAAGACCCGTGTGTACCATCTAATCCCGATGTACCAGATGAACCTGATGTGCCTGATGAACCACTTGTACCTGATGTACCTGAGGTTCCACTTGTACCTGAAGTACCGTCACCACCAGAAGCACCATCAAGATTAATTTCCCAAGAATTATATGTTCCACTACCGAAAGATCTTGTAACATATACAGAAAATGCACCTGTATTTAAATCATATGAAACTATCTCTCCCTCCATATAATTTGAGGGACTATTAACAACAATAACAGATTGTACCGTTGTATATGCTAAATTCGTTCCACCTGTGAAATTTATTGTTGTTCCGCTTGGTGAAACTGAAAAATTTGTATTTGAAGTTGTAAAATATTTGTCCCCACTTATACCCGAACTACCTGAAGTTCCTGAAGATCCTGATGTACCTGATGTTCCTGATGTACCAGCACTACCTGACGTTCCTGATGAACCGGACGTACCCGAACTACCACTTGTTCCACTTGTACCACTGGAACCATCCGTACCAGATGTACCTGATGTACCCGATGAACCAGATGAACCACTTGTTCCTGATGTGCCATCAATTCCCGATGTACCAGAAGACCCCGAAGATCCTGATGATCCACTTGTACCAGATGAACCCGTGGTTCCTGATGAACCAGAAGTTCCTGATGTACCTGAGGTTCCACTTGTACCTGAAGATCCGTCCGAACCAGAAGTTCCTGAAGTACCAGAAGATCCACTTGTACCTGAAGAACCTGAAGTACCTGAAGTACCTGATGTACCAGCACTACCCGATGTTCCTGAACTACCAGATGTTCCAGATGTTCCACTTGAACCAGAGGTTCCCGAAGATCCGTCTGAACCAGATGTTCCTGATGTACCAGACGTACCTGAAGTACCATTTTGTCCTGTTGCACCATCGAGATTAATTTCCCAAGCGGTATATGTACCTCCTCCTGTTGAAGAAGTTGGTGCACTAAATTGTAATTGACCTGTTGATGGATTATATGATGTTACGATACATTCTTGATATGTTGTTGGATCACCGCTTACCGCAATTACAATAGATTGTGCGGTTGAATATGATAAATCCGTTCCAACTGTTAATGTACCACTATTTGGTAATGTAAAAGTACTTGTTGATGTTGTTTTATATCTATCACCATTTAAACCACTTGTTCCTGACGATCCGCTTGATCCTGAGGTACCTGATGTTCCTGTTGATCCCGAAGATCCGCTTGTCCCTGATGATCCACTCGTACCGGACGTACCCGAACTACCTGAAGTACCGCTTGATCCTGAGGTACCAGATGTTCCAGACGTACCTGAACTACCTGACGTTCCGCTTGATCCTGATGTACCCGCAGAACCTGATGTACCTGATGAACCCACTGATGTCATCAGATCCCAATCATCGGGTGTTATATCAGGAGACGTTGCTCCTGGATTTGTATTTTCAACACATATATATGAACTACCGTTGTAATAAACAACGTCTCTTATAAAATACCCAAATGCCGATGACCATGTACCTTGCCAAGAAAATCCTCGACCTGATGTACCTGCAGATCCAGATGTACCAGATGACCCTGAAGTGCCGGATGTTCCTGATGAACTTTCAGTTATACCTAAATAACTTAAAGGTATTTGTTCAGTTTGTGCAGTTGCACCTGTATAGTTAACTATCGCAATTTTCGAATCATTAGTAACTGCTGTAAGCGAGCCGGAGGGTAGTTCTGTTATCTTCTTATCGTACATTTTGTTTTATGAATTAATTATAAATATTTTATTTATGGTTCATAGTTTAAATAATCTCCATTTTCACCTAAAATTTTATTTCCATCTTCTTGTAATATTCTTTTTGTTGCAGAAGTTGGTGTCGGAGTTGGTGTAGGTGTCGGAGTTGGTGTTGAGGTTGGTGTAGGTGTTAAGGTTTGTGTAGGTGTTGGGGTTGGTGTAGGTGTTGGGGTTGCCGTTGGTGTAGGTGTTGGGGTTGCCGTTGGAGTTGGTGTAGGTGTTGGTGTAGGTTCAATTGGTAATATAGGTAATGTTGGACATGGTGTTGCCAAATTAGATGTTGAACAAACAGTTTCATAATTTCTTGTTAATGCTGTGATACTCATGGTATCATCATCATATGGACAACAATCATCGTTAATATAGTACTGTTGTAACCCTATATTATCCAGTTCAAATTCCTCGTATTCGTGTTGTAATAATATTTTGTAATTAATATTACCATTAAGTGTTATTAAATTTGTTGGTTGTGGTGATTCAAAATTTATATTGTGATATACATTCGATTCACAATAATTTAAATCTACTGAGATTACCTCTAATAATTCGCCCTCTTCAGTGATTAAATAATCTCCCGTTTTATAATAATCATCAGGATAGTCACAACAAGGTTCAATTTGTTGAGGTGGTTTTACCTGTAAAAATTCAGGTAATCTGTTATCAAAAAATGGAACTTTAACTTTTGATACTACAAATGTATCTTCATCAACTTCATATTTTGTGAAAACCCTAACTCTTGTTGTTGGTAAAATTTCAAATGTTTGATCTTGTGATCCTGTTGTTCCTTTTGGTCTCGCAACAATTACACTTTTTTTAACAGAACCTAAACAATCTATTCTTGATATTGTATGTGATGTTAATGAGTATGTAAAACTATAATCATTATTTTGATCTGCATTTTGAAATTGTTGATTTGTAAATCCTGAACACGGTAAATAAATTGCAGATAAAAGTTCATCACCAGGTGTCAAATCTTTCACATATACTTGTCTACTATTTGCAATAGTTGGTGTTGCACCTGTTACTCTATATACGATTGTATCATGCTTTAATCCATGATTATATGTGTTACGATACTGAACTTTAGGTTGTATTGTATACCCTGTTGAAGAATTATAAGTTACATATTTTAATTGTAATCCTAATATTTTTGCCTTCACTTCACAGTTTGCAGCATCAGTGAATATAAAATCAATTTCGTCATTTTCAGTGAAACCAGTAAGTAAAAATCTACAAGTATTTCCATCAACTCTATACATTGTGATACCTGTAGTAACATAAGGGTCACTATAATCATTATCACAATTTTTACGTATATAAAACGGCCACGAACTCCAAGACCCATTTTGAATTGTATTACCTGTTATATCAATAATAATATTTGATTGTAACTTACAATCAGTATTACCCGTGAAAATATCACATGGTGTTGAGAATTCAACATACATATCACAAGATGGTGATATTGATGGGTCTGTCATAAAACTATATGTAAAATAGTTTTCTACAGAACAATCATTAGGACCATACTTTATAGATGTAAATTTAACTTTTTCAACTCCATCAACGTCGGTAAAAAATTTATATTTTATTTTTGGTTTATATTCTATAAGACCATTGTCCATAGTTCTTGTTATCCCACTTGTGTATGCGGTATATGGTGCATAATCTTCATACCCCGCAGTTGATGAATATCCTGTAACAGTTTTATTGATTCCTTCATCAATTAATGTTGATATTGCAGATTTCCACAAATTTTTTATTGCATCAACATCAGGACTTAAATGTGTTTTATAATCACAAATTAAAGGTAATGTTTGTGCTGATGATGTTCCCTCACATGTATTTAATGTGTATCCTGTATGTAATGCGGCACTCAACCCCGAAACAGATGTTGTGCCACTTATTACGATTGTCATTCCTGTTGTCAAATCATCATAATCAGGTCCACCATATTTTATTCCATCTATTTCTATGACAGGATAATAGGTGACTCCCGTTAAGTTAATTAATCCTCTAAAATTATCTTCATAACCTAATAAAGTTTCAATATCTTCCTCTATTGCATTTTCAAAATCAGGATATAACTCCTCAATAAATTCTTTTGGTTGACAACCAAATTTATATTGATATTTTGGTCTACCAAATAAATTATTTTCAATTAAATTACCTCCCGTCCATAAAGTGGTTGATGGAATAATTTGATCTAACACTTTAGTCCAATACGGACTCATTCTTGTAATAAACTCATGTACATCAGGAAAATTATATGGTACAAAATTGTTATTTGTAATATAATCTTGATAAATGTCTTCTAATTTTATATAGTTTTTTCTATATCTAATTGTATGTGAATTTGTTATTTGTTGATGAATTGTTTTATCTAAAAATTCAGCAAATGTTAATCCTGTTTGTGGTAACAATGTTGCACTACCAAAACTTAATTCAAGATCTCTTGATTTTCTATATATGTCATAATCAACAGTCTGTGATACCGAAAGATAAATTCCTATATTTTTTCTATTAAGAATAAAAGGAGAAGTTTCATTAAGTAATGTTTTTTCTGAATCAATTATAGGTTCCAAATCATAACCAGTATCTAAACCTGGTAATGTTCTGAAATTATCAAAATATTCTTCACCATATGAATATGGTTTATTTTTTGTTACAACTGTTTTAGTTCTTCCTGTCAATATAGAATTTTCTTCATCTAAAATTGTTGTTGGTCTGTGGTTGGATGTTAAATCATACCAACCTGATCCCGCCTGAAAAAATTGATTTTCAGACGATCCTGATAAGAATTTAGGTAATGTACTATTTCTTTCTACGGGATAACCATCTCTATCTAAATTTGTTGTACCTGTTACCGATGAAGTTTCGTATGAATACGTATTTGAATTAAACGATGCGGTATTAAGTGTTTTAACACCATTAATCACATCAAATATATCACTCTCCAAATCGTTTGATTTTGGAAAAGATTTTACTTTATATGCATACTGTTCCAATTTCATCATTGGATCCGCGGCACCAATAAACTTTAAAAAGAAACTTAAAGATTTTTGAGTTCCTTTTGATTTATAGATGTATGCAAGATTTATAAGCATTCTTCTATAAAACTCATATTCCGCATCAATAATCGAGCTACCAAAAGTTAATCCTGAATATTGTGTTGATGTTTTTGTGTATAAAAGTTCATCTAAATTTTTTTCATCAAATAATGAAATTGTGTCTAAACCTAAAGTTGTTGATAAATTTTTTAATAAAATATCGGGTAAGTTATTTATACCATCATAACTAACATTTCTCATGTATGCTATGTTGTCTATAAACTTTTTTATATTATCAAAACTTTGTCCGTATAATTGAAATATCGCCTCTGTTTTTTGATCTTGAGTATCAAATTCAAAAAGTTGTGGTGCAACTAAAAAACGAGTGACGATATTTGATTTATAATCATCTATTTCATCGGCAATATCCGAGACATTGGTAATGTATTCGTTAAAATCTAAACCAACGATTTGTATATTCCAATTATCTTTTGATAACGGCCAAGAGTATTCAACGGTAACAAGACTTGTTTTAGTTTGGTCGAAACTATCTCTCGGTACTTTAAATCTACTTGTATATTTTGGTGATCCATCTCTATTTAATAAACATTCTTCAACATCATCTAAAGATAAAAAAAATTCTTCTGTAACCGCGTTATTTGGTCTAATTAAAAAACTATTACTATAAGTTGATGCATTATTAAAAATGTTACCACTAACTTTAAGTGTAATGATATTACTACTGTTTGGTTGTGTGTAATTTAAAATATCATATGTATTTCCATTTATATCAACTACATATTTTTTAAATGAAGAAAATAAATCACGTAATGGATTTTCACTTGATTTAGCACCAACAGCTTTTGGTTTTGTTAGTTTGATATCAAAAACATTATAAATCATTGCAGCCTCAATTTTAAATTGAGTTGTTTTTGATGATATGTCATAAGACGCCTGAAATGCTGTTAATCCACTAATTGTTACAGGACTATCCTTATCAACATATAAAGCAGCAGGAAATTTTTTAATTATTTGTTCAATCGAAACTCTTAATCTACTTTTTAAAGAACCATATAATGATTTTCCTGCATCATTTTTTGATGTTCTAAATCTTATAGATTTCTTTTTTTGAACAACACTTTCTTCAGTTGTCGGTGTAACAGTAGGATCGACTTTTAACTTATCTAATGTAAAATATTCAGAAAAAGGATTAATTTTAAATTGTTTAGATTCTTTTTCTGGTGTTGAGGTATCTAAATCAAAGTTCGTGTTCGTTAATTGAGCACTTCCATTAGTAATCTGATTACCAACGAGGTTATCATTAAACGTATCCGCACCACTTGCAGCCTGACTCGGGACTTTTCTTTTTGCCATTATACCTCTGTAATTGTATCAAAACCTAATGTTTCATCTATATCAGTTCTTTCTTCTCTGATTTCATATAGTGTTTCATCAAGCTCATCTTTTATTTCATACAAGTTATATTGCTTGTATATGTTATTATTATTATCGTAAATTGTGTAAATACCAGGTGTAATCGCCTTACTTTGATTACCGTAAAGTGCATGTGCGAGAGTTGTTGCATCATGTTCAACCATTTCTATCTCAATTGTGGTTGGATTCAAAAAAGTATTTGTTATAATAATTTTTTGATTTGGTGTACCAATATATGGTACAGTATTCGGTTTACTTGATGGTGCAGATGATGGTGTTAAAGTTAAAAATATCTGATTGGTCGCACTTTCACTATATTGATATCTTATTGCTTTATTAGTGGTATTATTCATGTTAGTCGTAACGGGAGTACAATAAAATGAAGATGTTACGACCCTATAAAAGTTTGGTATTTTTTTATTATCAGTTGTGTTTATGTATTCAACTCTATATCCAACCAATCCACTTGGAACGAACTTATTTCTGTCTTCAGTTGGAACATCAGCGATATTAACAATTAACCCCCTAACAGAAGGTAAAGACGCCAAAACACCACAATCTGTAATTTTTGTTCTAATTTGTTTGGGTCGTATATATAACGTATACACCCCAAGTTCTGAAAAATCTGATGCAGATAATTTCAGGTTGTATAAACCACCAAGTATTTCAACATTAGCCTGTCCACCTGTAGTACCATTATGGTAAACCGGTGTTAACACATCCTGAGGTGTTAACTTTTTATATGTAACTGTTGAGTTTGCAGTCCTACCAGATGCGTAGTGATATATGATCTCTACATCTGCTGGTGATACGTCTGCCGGTCTTATTATACCATAACTTCCTACTGCCATAAACTTTTATTAATAAATATAATTTTTATTGTTTTTTAATTTTAAAATATCCATTTCCGTATATATCAAGTTCACCTATGTTGTCAATTTCACCTAATCTAAAATTTTTCTCCATGACACCCTGTTTTCCTCTCTCAACAAAAATGTCAGAATAAATTGTTGGGTCATCAACAAATCCTATAAAGTGTTCATTTCTTGTTATGACATAGTTTACTACCTCCTCTTTAGTGAAACCAGATGTATGACCTGTAATCATGGTATATCCGTCAGAATAGTCTCTATAACTTAGTGTATCTATTGTATACCCTGTATACTTTACCACACCTGTAGAACCCGTCACACTACCAGATGTTAGAACTTGGGTATATCCTGTACTTCCATATTTTTTTAATTCATTTAATCTACTTTTTCCAAAAGAAACATATGTGAACTCAGTATTTCCTGTGTTATTGGTATAATCTAAATTATTAATATAATTTTGTGAACCTGTTGTTCCTGTTGTATATGGAATTGTAAATCCTGAAAATGTTCCTAATGGATTTTGGATAGTACCATCAAATTTTGGAAACACAATGTGTTTACTAACTTTTTGTTTGATCCATGGTGCATCTAAAGATATTGTAACAGTATATCCTGTTGTTCCAACATAGGTATACGTATGTGAAGTTGACGGTAACCCTGTTCCTAAAACACCACTATTAATTGGAAAATTTGAAGATGTTGTGTTGTCACCCCAATCAATTGTGAATGTTTGTTCAACTATTGTTCTAAGTTTCTCAGGATTGGTTGTTCCGTAAATTGTTAATACATTATTATTTTGTGTGTATGAAAAATTAACTATTTGATCAACTTGTTCAATATCACCATCAAAACCAACCATAACACCCATCTCATCTACAGTACTTTCTAATGGTAATAATATTTCATAATCATTTTGAATTGGCCCTGTATATGTGTTCCATTGTGTTCCATTCCATTTATAATAACCCGTTGGTAAACTACCTGTAACATTTTTAACAATGGTCCCAACACTTGGCTCTAAATTTGTTGTACCCGTCCAACTGACAAGGTTTTTTAATGCATCAATCCAGTATTTTTCTGTTAGTGAATACAGATTTACATCATGTATAACTTTTTTGACTATATGGTATCTATTTCTTTTCATTAACCTCTTCTTTCATAAAATTTTATTGGGTCTCCTCTTTTTCCTATTCTTGTTGATTTTGTTCCATCATATCTAAACACTTCATATGTTCTATTAATTTTATCAATATCGATTTGATAATACATGTCTCTATATTCAACAACTTGGTGTCCTATACTTGTTCCCGTATTTGTAAAATCTAAAATAGACCCATCTTTTGAATTAAAAAATTTAGCACTCATAAAGAATGTATTTCCCGTAGTACTTCCACTTAAATTTGTTTCCTCTAAAACAGTTTCATCATCAAACCAGAAAAAATACATATTTTCTTTGTTTCTATAGTTTGAACCCATAAAAACAGGAACAAATATGTTATCGTATAAATTTTGTCCCGTGTAAAAATATTTCTCACCTAATGGTAATGATAAATTTTTTGCAAAAACTAATCTACGATTTGTTCTATTTGGTTTTTCACATGTTAGTACATTATTAACAACGGTACCAGGAGTTTTATAAAATTCTAATCTGAAAAAACTTTCAGTAGACTGTTTCAACATTTTCACATTTTCATTTGTAGTTATACCAACTAAATTATAATCTAACCCATTTGTATATCCACTCGCCTCATCAATAAAATAAAAATTAAACCAAATATCTGTTTGTTCAATATTTGTAGTACTTGAAGTATATGTTTTATGGATATAACGAATAGTTTCTAAATTATCGGCCGGATTAATAATATCTCTAAGAACTTCTCCCTCGAATTCTGCCATATTATCCTGCCAACCAAGATCTAATTTAAAATCTTGTTCACCATTTATTAATATTTTTTGATCAGTATTTTTTCTTAATATTTTCATTTAACATTTAAATCTTCCTTTTTTATACTTATTAAACTTGAATACGCCATTTTGTTTATTATTAAATAACAATTCATTTTGTAAATGAAAGTTGATATTAGTCATAACATAATGTTGGTCATTTAGGTATGGGTAATCTGTTCCATTTCCTTCTTGATCTATAAAACCATGATCGTATACATCTCTCCATTTCCATAATTTATCTTTTTCATCGTAAACCGTATTCTCAGGTAAATTTAATATGTCGCGAGTATTTGCCGTTTCAACAAATGGTGATAATTGTCTTAATTTAATTCTGTAATGTGGTTGATAAAACAATCCTACTAAATTATTAGGAGTTGCACCCGAATAAAATGATGAAGAATCTTGTCCATGATCAAATAACGTTGTGGAGTTTACCGATTTTCTATGTGTTATTTTATGATACGCTTCACTTATTATTCGTTCTTTAAATTCTTTTTTATTGTATTCAACATATGCACCTGTTAATGTTGTTCCTGTTGGTAACTCTGTTCCTCCTGTAAAAACTAAGTTATTTGTGTTACCTGTAAATGTGGATCCTGAGATTGAAGTTTCTAATGTGGTATTTCCACTAAAATGATTATCTATCCAAGAATCATGAAAATTAAATCTATATCCAATTTTTGGTGGATAATTAAAATAACCATTTGCATTTCTATAAATTACAGTTACATATGCATCCGTTGGGGTATATTTTAAATTATTTGTGATTCCTGTAAGAACAAATGGTTTTTTAAAATCAAATATTAACGACTCCATTCTATTTCTCTCAACTATAACATCATTTTCTTGGAGTGCATTTTCAAAAATAATTTTCTTTTCATTTTCCCAAATATTACTTTCAAATCCAGCTTTATCTAAAATATAATCATTAACAGTTGTTAATGTTTTATGTTTGTGTACATAATATTGCGATGTTGTTCCTGTTATATCTTTATTATCTAAACATCTTTTACCTAAAACAAATGTTAATCCAGTTAAGGTATATCCTACTTTAAATTGACTTTTTAATAATTTAATAACATAATTTTCAGAATCATAAATTTCACTTCCAATAGCATCAATAGAAAATGTTCTTCCTGTTACATTAACACCACTATTAAGTGTTCCGCCTGAAATCACAACATATTCACCCTGACTCATTCCATGTTTTACGGGTGATGTTAAAACAAAAAAGTTACCTTCTTGTGAAACTCTAAATGGTATTCCATCTGCAGAAGTAAAACTATATGTTGTACCACCAGAGAAAGTATACTTCATTGGATATGTTGAATCTTGACCATGAATATAACTTAAGTATAAATTCCAATTCTTGTATGGTGCATTAATTGGGGTTATCGCAGTATGTCCTGTATATCCATAAATTGAAAATGTAGGATTATATGTTCCAATAGTTGATCCACTGACACTTGATGGTGTTATAACTTCTCTTATTGTGTCGTCTCTTAAAAAGGCAAATTCATTATAAGGAAAAAAACCATCATTTTTATCTTGTTCTGTTACTGTATATAGATTTTTTAATAAAGGATCGTATGTTGTGGTACCTGAATAAATGTTTCTAAAAATCATTTTTATTTTACCGTGTATCTTATACTTCTTACACTCATTTCTTTCTACGTTAAACAATTGATTTATATCTAAAACAATATCTCTTTCACCTTCTCTTAATAAAGTTTCATTGTTATCTAAACCAACTCTAACCGTAATATCTTCTTCGGGTGCCTTGTTGTATTTTTTTGATGGTAATATAATTTGTTTCTTTTCCATTATTCTGCAGATGTAAATGCTCCTTTATCACCAAATAGTTGTATAAATTTATCTACACCTGTCTTACCGTTTCTTAAACCAAAATAAAACATGAATGGTGTTGATAATATTTGTTTATTCGATCCACTATAATAATCTAATGTTGGTCTTATTATAAAATCTTTACTATTGTCCCAAGGTAAACTTGCCCAACCGTCTACAACGTTAAATGGTGTGGATGTATTGTGTCCTACGGGTCCAACTCTTGTGTACATAGTACCCGAAAGAGGATTATCAACTGTACCTGAACTAACATGTAAAATAGTGAAACCGGGATATTCTTTTCTGAATGTACTTCTTGTATCACTTAATGATACGTCATTAAATTCAAAATCAAATCCTGTATCGGGTAAACCAGAATTAATTGACATACCACTGAAATTATATGTTATCGGTAGTAAAAGATATTTGTCTGAAGAATCATTATCTCCTCCAGTATATCCCCAATTGTAAGTCATACCTTGTAATGGTTGTACTTGAACAGTGGTATAATCCCATGATTGATCGTCGTGTGTATTATCATTATATGGACCAAATCCTGTACCCTTTTTATCCCATAAAAAGAATGGAACTTTTTGTGACGCCTCAGTCAATCTACCATCAACTTTATTACCGTAGTAATCTATATGCATACCCTCATTTAAACATGATCTAACTCTTTCACCATCATCATCAAGATAAAGTGTGATTGGTAACGGACCATAAACTCCTGAAGATTTAAAAACATTAGAAAATGCCGGATCATCAGGATCTAAAACTTGATATGAATAACCGAGGTACTTTGGATTTTGTAAATCAAATTCTTCAATACCCGCTTCATTATTTATTGATATCAATTGCATGATGTCACCATCCAATATTTTTTGATTGGATAATGAAAATCCATTATTATTAAAGAATTGTTTGTAATCAAAATCACCATTACTAACGTCTAATCTGTAATTAATTGCCATACCCATTATTTCACCAAAACTTTGAAATGACGTGGGACCAATTGATCTTACAACTGAACAATTTGGATCTAAAGATTTATCAACACAAATTTCCTTAATAAACTCATCTCTTGGTCCTAAATCTACAATTGTTGTAGGATTATTCAATTGTCTACGTGAGGCAATAATTTTACCCCAATTACTTTCATTTAAATATCTTGTTGACCTATAGTAATGTTCATAAAATATATCACCTTCTTCTGTTGTCAGTGTTTTTGTATAAATGATTCTATCACATACTTTATTTTTCTTACCTTTAAATTGGAAAAAATATAAAGATCCGCTTAACCAATTATCTACGAAAGAATAATTTACAATTCCTCCACAAAATAATTTTGCAACTCTTTTTCTTCTTATGTATTCTTTAATAATTTGTATTACTCTTGTATTAGTTTGTGCGCCGGGTACAAAATAAAAAATTCCGTCTCTAAATTCTGATTGACCACTTGGTGTTTTTCTAACAAAATAATCATCAAAGTCATCTCCTACAAATCTACTTGCTAATGGATATATGTCACTACGATTATCCTTGTCTTTATAATAAAATAAGTCACAGTCACATTTATTACTACCATCAGTAACTCTAATAACCCCGTCATCATTTGATAAGTTTGTGGCGGTTACATTTGTACCCCCAACGTAAGAGGATGGTACTATTTTACCAGCGGGCATACTATTACCTGTTGATGTGTTTTCAGTTGGTCTTGTTACACCTGTGTAGTAGTATGATATTAAAGTTTCATCATATGGTGTGTCGTATATATCACAACCATCCTCCACTGTGGCATCACTATTAATGTATTTTGTATTCTTATCAAGAATTGTAAAAGTTTCTGTTGTTTGTATTGTTGAGTTTTCATCAAATAAAACTAAAAAACCACCGACTGTTGAAAAATATCTTGTTCCTGTTGAATTTAATTCATATATCAAACCACTTGATGATTGTAAAATATAATTGTTTTGTTTTGATAAGAAATCCACATAATCCGTTGGATTTGACATAGTGAATCCTGTTGGTGTATCATATGGAGACGGATTAGTACAAGTTGGTATTGTATTATCGAGACCTGAAGTTGCTAAAGTCACTGAAGGTGTTCCCTCTACTCTCACATACCCATTAATTGGGGTTGTGTAATTCATGTAAAGATTAAAATTGGTTGTATTTGTTCTACCTGATATCCAAAATGTATTATTTGTTCCAGGATCATTAGGATAAAAATAATCAACAAGTTGTACATATGCACTACCATCCCACACATAAACTTTTATAGTTGGGTTTGCACCAAGATTATGAATAACATTTATTGGTGTGCCTGAAATTGCCCCATTAAAAAATTCTTCGTGTTGTCCACCTGGTGTTATACCTAACACTGTTACCGACCCAACTTCACAATATGTGGTCGTATTTTGTGGAACCGTATTATTCACATTGTCTTCATCACAAGATTCACACTCAGGATATGTTATTAATGCTAATGTTCTTTGGTTTTCTTCCTGAAACACATATGCAAATCTTTTTATTGCAATACCAACTTCTCTAACCGGCCACGTATCCACCGCCCTACCCAAATTAAAAAATAATCTCGATAATGAATTTTGAATTATTAAAGTTATAAAAAGTAAAATATTTTCTAAGATTAATAAAAATTGTGCCAATATTAATGTGAAGGTAACATTCATGTTACCAAAATTTGTTGGTGGGGTAACATATTCAGTACAATCTTCTTCTTCCGCAGGTACAATTTCTTTTATACCCAAATATCTATCATTTCTAAAAGTTGATTTTTCATAAAACATACTGTGAAATGACGAAACGGTATAAACTTTGTTATATGAAAATCTGTAAAAATAATCTCTTGGATAATACCGACCATCTACATTATATAATATTCCTTTATCTGAATCGGCACTAACCGCTTGTAGGGGATATTCTTTCCAATTTGTTGAAAAAGAATATGAAATAGCCGTTTGAGAACCGATATATTCTCTAATGTTTGGAACCAAAAACTTCGCAGTTTTTCTAACTCTTTCGTTACCTTGATCATCCATACTAAACCTAAACCTATAACACGCTGCAGTTGGAATTCCTTTGTTTGTGTCATTTGTAACTTCAAGTTCACCGAATTCATTTGTGTACACATATTCCATGTTCATGGGTAGTGGAAATACAAACCCACCATCCTCGGGTATATCTTCATCTATTTGATAAACCTCCAATATTGGTCGATTATTTTGATCTCTTTCTGTTGTAAATCTTATTGCTTCGATCTTACCCGTTTTTGTGGTTAAGTCGCATTTTCTACCCATTTTTCTTCTTACATCACAATTCTTGTTTACACTATTTTTTCCAGTATCAGTGTAGATACCGCCGATCAAATATGCCTTTGGTTCAATTTTTACACCTACTTCCGATAAATCGAAATCTGTTCTTGTGATACCTATTTCACATAAATCTTCATTACCCCAAAAAGGATATACTATAATATTTTTATCAAATCTTTTTATTTGTGGTAAAGAATCGAGATCGGGTGACGCTTTAAAAGTGTAAGAATTTTTAAATTTATCCACACCTTCTCCTTGTTTTATAAAATCATACGGTCTTAATGAAAAACATCCAACATCTGATAAGTCCACATCTACGTGTAAAACCTGTTCTCCAACAGGAACACCCCATATCATAAAATCACCCGCTTCGTTAGTTTTGACGGTGTATTTGTAGTATTTTTCATATACCTCTAATACCTCTTCCCTTGTCATTATGTCCAATTGATCAGGGAAAGTACCGGTTGGTTCATGACCACCGTGTTGTTTTCTACTTGGTAATAGATTGTATCTATAACCTTCCTCATTCTTATCGTTAACTTTTTTAAATGGATATAGTTCTGAAATAACAGGATCATCACTATCTTCATCTGATAATGGTATGAAAATTGAAACTTTTGCGTTTGGAACACCAAATCCGTCATTTACACTAATTCTACCACACACTACTCCATAATCAGAGCAAACTGAGGCGTATATATCTTTTTGACTGAATTTTAATGATAAAATTTCAAGTAAGTCGAAATTTTGATTTAGTTCGACTAAAATTTTTTTATCTCGACCGATATCTGTTGATATTCTATGTTTTTGTATCATTCTTATAATAAATAGAAAAGATGGAATTTTCTATTATTATAATCAAAAAAGAATTTAAAATGTATTGTTTTCTACGGTTCTTACCCTTACTGAGATATCTTTTTCAGGAAAACGAATTTGGAAGATTTGATTAGACGCCATTCTTATTGTCATATCAGTTTGTTTAATCTCTTTAGTTGCAGGATCGAGGTATGGTTGTATGACTTGTGCAGTTGAATATTGACCTCCTATTTTATTGAATACTTTAATTTCAATAACGTTTTCAACACCTGTAACATTTCCAATATCTCTCATTAGTTTACCTACAAAAAGAGGGTCTCCCATTTTTCTTTTATCTATTGAAAAATAATCAATTACAGTATCTATTGTTTCTCGTATAATTTCTGTTTGATTAAAATTTCTATCAATATTAATATCAATATTCAAACTTAAATCAATAACTTGACCACTAACAATTTCAATAAAATCGTTTATCATTTTATATTCCGTTAGATAATTTAAAATATTTGATTTCAATGTGTTAGAAACAATATTTGTTAAATTACCTTTATCGTCATAAGATAATAGATTAACTTTTATCTTATTATTTTCTTCCATTACATTAACTTTTGCTGGTGCTCCGAATGTTGCCGGCATAGTTTCAATAATTGATTTATAATCATTTAATGTAACTGCCCTATTTTGTGCTGCAAAGTTATATGCCACCATATTTCTTATTTCTTCTATGGTAGGTTGGTCTGAACCACCCACTGCCGGTGTGATATTTGTTACGGTCAATGAATTAATAACCTGTGTATTAATACTTGAATTGGGTCCATTTACATTGAATTCAACATCATCAACATTTGTAATAACATTAACACCTAAGTTAGTTTCTTTACCGCCACCAACTCTATATTTTATAAACAATGTTGTATTATTTTTTGGAACCGAACCTAATGAAAAGTTATTTAGATAAGTTGCAATATTAACTTTCATTTGGTTATTGATGTAATTGTCTAAATTATCTAAAGGATTTACCGTACCCGATCCAAAAGTTAATAGAAAATAATTTTCCGGTGTGTATTCAGTAATAAACTTATTTGAAACATTTATAAACTTTCCAGCCTTTAAATTTTGTGAGTCTGATGCCGATGTTGGGTCTTGTATAAAGACTCTATCTTCAATTAAAGATTTCACTTCATACCATTTATTAACCGAACTATCAAATTCTGTTGATGTTGGGTTTCCAGCAAATGTTGTTCCTTCTTTATGTATAACCGATGTAACACCTAAAACATTTTGTTCAGGTAAATAAATTTTTAAAAATGGTTTCTGATCCAATTGTGTAATTACTTTTCTAAAAATTCTTGTAACCCCATTAACAACAGCCTCTCTTTTAGTGATTCTATATGATTGTAATCTATTATTTGCATCGAATATTGGAATTTTCAACCTATTTGGTTCTCCTTTACTATTAAATGGATTAGAGAAATCACAATCTTCTATCGTTTCAAATATTTGTCCTCCCCCCGATACTTGTGCACCTGCTTTTAAAACACCTAAATAACTTTCATCTTCTTTATCTCCTTTAACTGGAACGCTTATTGAAAAATCACATAATGCAACAGATGGTCTAACACCAGGTAATCTTATTCCATATGTTTTAGCAATATGAAATAAAGATTGTCTCTGTTGTGCGAAATCTAACATTGTTTCTTGCCAAACTCTATCAATATGATGATGTAAGTTATCCGCAACCGCAGCATTCAAATCAAGCATCACAGAAAAAATTGACGCATCATTTGTATTTTTAACCAAGTCAGGATAATAATTTTTAAAGAGTGTTGTTAACTCTTGTCTTAATCCTGCAAAATCCCTTACCGAATATGATATTTTTTTACTTGCCATTTTATATATTAATAATTATGAAATCAGAAGATGAAAATGCACCATTATTTACGGTATAATCTATTTTCACTTTAGCTGTATATGGTTTATTTGAAGCATCCGAAACTCTGAATAATCTTTGGTCTTCATCCTCCGAATATAATCTATCTTCATCAGGATCTTGATCTGCTGATACTATGTTTATAGAATTTATATCAAGGTTTGGTATAAATTTTTTAACACCCTCTCTAATTTCTTCTTCTATTAAAGTATGTGTTACCATATCATTTTGATCAAAAATATACTCATATAATCTTGTTCCAAATTCAGGTAAAAAATATCTACTTCCTTTCCTCGTTAATAATAAATGTATTAGATTGGCTCTGATTTCTCTTTCAGGTGTTTCTGTCATAGAGAAAAAATCACCCCTGACGCTGTCTCTAAATGGGAAATCAATACCAAATTTTTTAATCATATTAATAAATATAAAGATTAGAAAAATGGTAATAAATAAAATAGTGACTCGATATTCACCCCAAATATTATCGAGTCTTAGGTGGATTTATTCTGATCCTTAAGTGAGTCGGGGTTACCTAATATTTTGTTACCTCTTAGTCCTTTAGGTTCATATGGACAATTTTTACATTTATTACCACAACAATAACCTCTTTTACTTAAAAAAGAAGAAGTCAGGATCATTAGTCCCGACTTCTTTTCAATTTCATAATCTATTCCTTCTATTAGTTTACTCATATTTTAGTAATCTCACATGATCCACCACTACAAGCCATAGAAGCGAAATCACTGATGTCTTTGTATTGTGGTTTATCTAAAATTTCACCAAAATTCACTTCTTTGAATTGACGAGTAACAGTTTCCCACTTGTGGAATAAATGGATGTCTTTTAAACAATATACCATTTTCTTTAAGTCACCTTTGAAATAATTCTTAGCAAACTTTTTAGCTCTTTCTATCCAATATTTTTTCAATAGAACTTGTTCTCTATTACCTGTAATAGGATTGGAACTATCTAATAGATGATCACATGCGGACCATAAATTATTATTAAAATAGTGTAATCCATCAACAACCAACCCTGAAGCAAGTATTGATCCTTTACCATATACCGAAACAATTTCATCAAGATTTAAAACTGATGTAAAAGGTGCTTGGTTGAAATCTTTGTCACCGTAATCAGAAATGAAACTAACTGCGGTAAAGAAGTCTCTTTCTCTCCATATGTACTCAATTATCGAATCCTTATCATCAATAATAACAGTACAAGACGTATTATGATTTACAGGTGAGTATGTACATAATTCAGGGTTAGTGCCTGCATTTACCCAATGTTGTTGTACCAGTTTAATAATTTCAAGATGTTTTACCCCTTTCATATCTTTTTTAAACAATCCATTTTTTGGATTTTCTACAGGTACGAAAACAACATAGTCCGATTTGGTAGATGACCAAACACTGTCTTCTAATAAAAATGACATATTCTCTTCTAACCACTTAGCCGTGTTACTCTCCTTGTTCAATTGCATGATACGGAAATATTTTTCAGAGTGTTCAGGATGAATACCTGAAGCGGTACCTAAAACAACTGAAGCGTTACCTGATGGTTTTACACAAGTGGTTCTTGCTGCTTGATTGATATCAATTAAAAATGCAAGTTCTTTATTTGTGTCTTTTACAACTTGAGCACCTTCTTCTAATAATTCTGCGTTAAATAACTTAGGGTTATTCATCCAACCTGTGATACTAACGCCAAGTAATGCCTCTCTTTCAAAAATCTTTTTTGAGGTTTCACCTAAATAAGGAAAATCTGTATATCCCGCTTGTAATGTACCTAAAATCGATGCATCTTTACATGCCTTCAAAAATTTGTCTTTTGTTGTACACTTTTCGGCATTAATTTCACTAAGATTACATCCTTGAATACCGAACTTATTTTTATTTGTCTTTACATATTCTTCAATATCATCATAGTGAATTTTTGAGAAGTCGATATTATCTAATACAGGAATCTTCAAAATTTCAAAACAAGGATTAAACATATCAAACCAACTGTTTGCAAAAACAAATCCAATATCATTTGCACCATCGTTTAATTTAACCAAGTATTCAAACTGATCTTTAGTTACTTCACTTCTCAATAATAATACAGAGTTGTTACTTCTACCTCTTTGTGGATTCTCAATAAACCAGTTACCTGTTTTTGCATGAATCATTTCATCGTCATTAGGGTCGACAATCATATTAAGTGCCGAACGTCTAACACCACCTGATAATACCGCATCAGCTGAATGACAAATAATATCAAACGCTAAAATCGGTCTAATTTTATCACCTTCATTTACTATCCACTTTTCAATTAAAGTTTCAATTTTTTCTAATGATTGTTTCAATCCCTCATGTCCTGGTGCTTTAAAACCCCCACTAATGAATGATCCTTTTTCTCTAATTTGAGAATAATCAAATCTTACTTCATATCCAGCATATTCAGGAAATGGTTGATCATCAACAAAATAAGATGACATTAAAACTCCAAGTGAATCTGCCCATCCTTCGATACTATCTTGAATTACGAATGTTTTTGTTCCTTTTGTTCTTTTATGTAATCTACTGAGATTATTAACAAATGGAATTAAAAGACCTCCACCAAAACCACATCCACTAAGTGCCAAATAAAAAATTTCTTGGAATACTCTATTACGTGCAATGTGTCCTGATGTACAGTTAAACATTCTTGTATTATGTTTCATAATCTGTTCATGTCTATACTGTAGATTTCTTTGTGATGCCAAAACTACTTGGTCTTTCATACTTTCTACCGCAGATTGTAAATATGATTCAATTTCTTTTGAATATTTCACATATTTCTTTCTGTGTCCATCAATTATGTTTTCACATGCTTCTTCCCATGTTTCGTATCTACTTTTATCCTCCATCCATTTGAAATAGTCGGAATGTAATTTTAAGTCGCTCAAAAATTTTTTACCTTTCTGCATTTTGTTTATTTTATTTTTTAATTATTATTAACTCTTTGTTGTCTGTTTCTATAGACTTCTGCCGCTCTATTTGATCTTTTCTGAACTTGCTCTTGCTCAAATCCGAGAAGAGTATTTTGTGAATCGGTATCAATTACCAATAGTTCATTGTTGAATTTACAATTTTGGAATATTACACCATCTCTACCTATACGAGATTTAAGAAGTGTTAAAGTTGCCAAATTATTTTCTTTTTGTTCTAATGTTTTAGCTATAGAAAGTATTACGTGTGCAATTTGTGCCTTTTTAATTGATCCTCCCATCTGGTCACTATTTACAACTTCAGATGATATTGATTCTCTATTACCTTGTGTTGCTGTCCAAATAGCAATATCGAACTCACCAGTCATAGACTCTAAACTTCTCATGATAGACCCTTCTCCCTTCCATTCTTCACCTAATGCGGTTCTTTCAGGTGATATACAATCCACATAGTCTATGATCAATAAATCAACTTTAAAACCATCACTGATCAATTTTCTCAATCTACTTTTTATTTCTGAAATAGTAATATTATCAGATGGTAATTTTAATAATTTGATTGACCCTTTAGATCTTGTTTGTGCATCGTCTACTTTTGATTTTACATCCTCTTTGAATTCAGGTTGTAAATCTGGAGCAACACCTGACCATATGGTGTAGTGTTTTCTTTTTATATTACCTGGGTTGTCTTCAAAAAATATTTGTACAACATTGAAATCGTGATTAAAAGCAGTATTGGCAAATTTTGTTAACAAGGTTGTTTTACCTGTGCCTGTTGGAGCCAAAACAACACCCAATTCACCTCTTCCTAATCCACCATTCAATAAATTGTCAACACCTACAATTCCTGTAGGAATGGGATGTCTATTGTCTTTTTCAAGAGCCTCATCAATATTATGGAAAACATCAACTGCCTCTTCGTTTGTAATTCCAACTTGTAACGCCTTTTTTATGATTTCTTCTATCTTACTATAAGATTCAAACTCACCATTCTGAATGATATTTTCAACAATCTTAAGTTCCCTTTTCAGATTTTGTTGTTTACAAAAATTTAAAGCAGTGTCTTTTACGTATGGAACCTCTTTTTCATCTTTTCTAATTACATCTAATGTATCAGTATGAATTCTATTATTACCACCTTCTGCGATAATTTTTTGTGTAATGGTACTGTAATCAGGAATAAAATTATATGTTCTATACAATTCCTTAATATTTTCCATTATGAATCTTAAGGATACATTATCAAAATACTTACTATCTAATACGTCTATAATAGTTTCGCCGTATTTCTTATCTTCTACGATAGATTTAATTAACGATTGTTGAAATGATAATCCTAAGTAACCAAAATTCTTTTCTTCCATAATAAATTTATATATATTTTACAGTTCGTATTGCAAATAACTTGTCTCCAATTCCTCAGATGATAAAATGTCAGTCAAATCTGACAGTACTCTCTTCAGTTTTGGACGAATATCTACCGTGTACCTAACCTTTGGGTGGTAATAATACGCGGGGAATATTCTTTGAATAAATACGTCGTCACCAAGCTTAATTTCCAATAAAAAATGTTCTTTTTCAGTTGCTTTTGATTCTTCCACAACTTCAGAATTTAGGAAAAAATTTTGATTTTCACATAGGTAATTGGAACTTTTTATTTTCAAATCTTCCGAAATTTCTTCACAAATATTTTTTACATAATAGTGAAGATCCATAGATCGTCTTGAACGAGGTTCGTGGTCTTTAACATTAAAGAATCTTTGACACACAATGTTGTTTTCGAGTGTCAGTAAAAATTCGAATTTTGTTACGTTTTCTTGATTAGTCATTGTTTTTGATTTTAATTGGTTTTTTATTTTTTTCTTTTCTTGTTAATCTTAAAAATGGATTAAAAAAATTTATAAATGCGTCATCTGATTTGGGTAGTATTTGAAATAACCCGTCTTCACTCATCATTTTCATTGCGTTTTTATATGACCTCCCTTCTTGATCTAAGTTGTCATTAATCAATGCATGTATATTTTCTTTAGCATCATCAGTTAAAAATGGTTCATCTAAACTTACAATCTTATTGTTTACATAAAAGAATTCATCTCCAAATACTCCGTGTTTAGTTACACCCGTAAGTAAATTTTTAATCAACCAATTATTTTTATCCTGTTCAAATAATATATTAGTTTTTTCTTTTATATCATTTAAACTAATTGGTTTATCTTTTATTTCAGGAAACAATGATATTAATCTCTTGATACCCATGTTTTTTATTCCTGAAATATTATCAGATGGGTCACCACACAACATCTTAACAATCTTCACATTCTCAATACATATTTCTTCATGATCATACATAATTTTATCATGATGTTTATATAATTTTTGATGACTTGGATTGAATATTTGTGTTGATTCAGAAACCAATTGAGTAAGGTCTCCGTCCGCAGAATATATTATTTTGTATTCTGATAATGAATTTTGTACATAATAAGCAATACAATCGTCCGTTTCACAATATTGAAACTCACCTTGTCTAACAAATAGTTCTTCTAAGTACTGTTTTACTCTTTGTCTTTGATACTGATATGAATTAACTTCTTCTTCAGTTCTTAAACGAGATCTTCTATTTTCTTTATATAGATGATAGATTTGTTTCCTTGTTTGAGAACCTTCTTCTCCATCCCAAAAAACAACTATTTTATCTAAATGGTATGTCTCAAACGCTCTACGAAGAGTATTAATAAAATGATATATTGCTCCAATATGTTTTCCCTTGTAAAAATGGTTTTTGAGACCATAGAAACCAATCGTAAGTAAATTATCTCCATCAACTAATAAAACGGACATTAATGTTTATTATAAATTATTCATCCTCAGTTACAACTTCAATATCTTCTGCGTCTGTAACATTAACGCCTAACATTTTACTAATATAATCTCCGTGTTCTGATTTGTAAAGTTCAATGCTTTTCTTTTCTTCAACATCATCTCTACCTTTCATAAAGTCATGTGCTGTAACAAGAATTCTTCCATCTTCATAACCCAAACCATTTACGTGGTTTTTCATTATTGAAATTTTTGTTCTTGTTGCAATCTTGACTTTTCTCTTATCTTTCGTGATTGAGATTTTTGTTGTTCCTGCACCCTTTTGATTACCGAATAAAAATACAAGAGTTGAGTTTAACCAAATTGCCTCTCCACCTTTTGCCTTAATCTTTGGTTGTCCAAAAGGATTATCAGGTAATTCTACCCAAGGTTGGTTAACAATGATCAATGTGTTTGTATGTTTTTTATCGACACGTCTTGAACCAGAGATTCTTTGGTTTAGACCCATACCTATTTTATCAGCTAATACAGATGCGTTGTGTTGTTTACCACCTTTGCCGTCATATGTCATCTTACAAGGAACAGAACCAACTGAATCCCATAAGAAAAGAATGTCGTGTGGGATTTCACCTTTTTCTTGTGCATCCAATACTTCATTAATAAAATCTGTAATCTGTTCAATATATTCAAAATCACTATTGAATAGATAGAAATCGTCTTCCTTATTGAAACCCATTAAAACTGCGTGGTCCCAATTCCATTTTTGTTCAGTAATAATGAACACGGGTAAAATACCTTTTTTTTGTGCGTCTACTGCCGCCTTTACAAGTGCAGTAGTTTTACCTGTATCACTATGCCCCAAAAACATATTTAAATGTCCAACAGCGGGACCCGGTATACCTGTTGCGTCCAAAAACGCATCACCTAAATCAAAGAAACGATCAGGTTTATACTCCGCCTCCTTTGAAAATTTTTTCTTTATTGAACTAAAATCGTTTTTCTTAATTGCCATATTTTTAAAATTTAAAGGACACTCTCGAAGACAATATGTCCTTGAAAGTGTCCTTGATTAATTAGAACGGTAAATCGTCATCAACTTCTGAATCTTCTTGTGGATCTTCAATTGTTGTCGTCTTTACTGTTGTGTTTCCCATAGTCTCCTCTGATTGTGAATTAGAGACCCATTTTTTACTATCTGAATCCCAACGAGGAACTTCACCTTTTGCTACCATATCAAGATACTCTTCGGGTTTTTTAGAATATACATCAGACCAAACCAATTCATCATTTAACCATGAATCTGAAGTTGATTTGTCTTCATGTAATGGTGAAGAATCTTCAGGAATAATTGAATTGATTGTAGTATACTCTTTACCTGTTCCTGATTTTGTAAGAGTTAAAAATAATGTTAAATCACGACCTTTTGTTGGATCCGTAATATCCCCTTTCTTTTGAAAGATTGGAAAAATTTTATCCAAAACACCGTCTTGTTTTGCATTATGTTTAAATCTCCAAAATTTAACTCCATCTTGTTCGTGATCACGATCAATCACTTTTACAATGTAAAATTTACGAGAACGATATTGACGAGCGAGTTCTTTATCTGACTGAACTCCTGTCATTTCAAGACTTTCTTTAACCTCGTTCAATGGTGAACGTTTTCCTTCTTGTTTTGGGTCATATAATTTTACCCATTTACCGTCCACTTGAATTTCATGGAAATAAACCTCTTTAAATGGTGAGGAACCATCTGTAGTAGGAAGAATACGAATTCGTCTTTCTTCACCTTTAGAACCTTTAGGAAGAACAGTAGTGAAATACTTTTTCATTCTGTCTTCTTGCGAAACTTTGTTTCCGTTACCGCTTGCGGATTGTTTGTTTTTCTCGTACTGTGCAAGTACTGCATCAAATGTTGACATAAAATTGAAATTTAAATTAATAATAAGTTATAGATATAATATACATAAAAAAACCCGGAAAGAAAATTCCGGGTTACAAATTTTTTAAAAATATTTTTACTCTAAGGTTAATAGATATTTTAATTTTTGAACTGCACCTAATAACTCATCTCTTAAATTTAAAAGATTGGTATCCTTAGGATCTATTTGATCTGTTAATTGAACTAAAGCACCACATATGGTTTCGGCCATTTGAGATGGTTTAGCCTCGGATAAGTTAATTAAGTTTATAACTTTTGTTTCATCATCCAAAACAAATCTTCCGTATTGACCCATAGCTTGTTCAATAAATTCATCCATTAAATCTTCAATAGTTGATCTAATATCTGCAAATGCTTCATGTCTCGCAAAACCTTTAGTTTGCCAATGAAATACTTTTAATTGAGCGTGTAACCCTAATAGTAAATTTACGTTAGAATTTAAATTCATCTTTTTCTAATTCGGGATTAAATGTTTGTGTTATGGTTTTTGAATAGTTTTCAACATCATCTTTTGTTAATACGTATTCATTTTTACCGGTCATTTGCATTTCGCCTTGCTTTTGTGCAAAAAATTCTTGAGGTTTTTGGTTAAATGGATAAGAATCCAATGATCTCAATTCAAGTTTTTCTTGTGGTGTATGGGGTTTCATATCTTGAACCTTAGATCCCAATTCGTCTATTTTAGCTATAACTGAATCCATTTGACCCAATTTAGCTTCTAAATCATCTAATTTAGAAAACACCGCATCCATCTGACTTAAAACAGTTCCGTGTTCTTGTTTATTATCTTCGATATCCTTTTTAATACTTTTAGTCATATTAACTAAATCAGTAATATCTATTTCTTCGGTATCTGAAGGTGTGGTTTCACCTAAAGATGATGGAGGGGTATCCATTCCACCAGATGGAGGTGGTGGTGGGGGTGTATCTAATCCTCCGGTATCCGCCGCTGCGTCTGTTGGTTCACCACCAACAGGGGGAGGGGGAGGAGGTGCGTCTTGTTCTACTACTAATTTCTTAGTGTAGTTGTTAATTTCCTTATAACGCTGTAATTCTTCGTGTAATTTTTTTTCTAAGCTCATAGTATTAATCTTGTAAAAGTTGTCTACCGTCTTCGGTAATATATTTTTTATTTATTCTTTCCACTATACCATCTTTAGATCTAATAACATAACATTCACCTGTTTGTAAATCACAAACTTCTTGAGACATACTGTCATTAGAAATAACCTTATATTTCTTAGGATTTAAAAATTGATCCAAAGAATTATGTATATTTAAGTTACTCATAGTTTTTTTATAATAAATATCTAAATAAATGTATTTTTCTACTCAAGTCTGAAATATATAATATCACCCTCTTTATCTATATTCAATTCTTTCATTAATTCTTTTGACATTGCAATTCCATATATTCCTGTTGGTCCGACATCGATAGGTCCTTTAAATCTTCTTGGTCCAGCATCTTCATCAAGTTGAAAATCAGATTCGAGTGTGTATATCGGTCCTTTTGTTTGTGGATTATAAAATAGTGTTTTTAATTGTAAAATACTATTAGCCGTAACCGCACCACCTAATTTAAATTTACTTGAATAAAATAATTGACCCGAATTTTGTATGTCTTTCCATAATAATTCTTTGGGTTTTATTATAGTAAATGGTGTGGTTTCTGATAATTTATCAATCAATGACATGTGCGTATTTGGTGAAATAGAATAATTTGAACCTCCCATCATCACAACCGCAGCTCTCAACCAATCCTTACCATCATGGTTAACCATTTGAATGTATCTCTCGTTATTGAATCCGTTAAATGGAATACCGTAACTTGTTAAAGAAGATGCCGATACAAAATTTTCATTTGGTAATTGTTTAATAATATCCACAGAGTAGTTTATTCCGTCTACTGTTATGTTTTTTGTTGTCGATGTATTTGTTTTACTATTTGCATCCACTCTACTTACCGCTTTTTTCATTAACTTATCAAAGAATACTCTATAACTTGATAAGAATGAATCTTTTGGGTCGGGTAAATTAGTATATGGAATTCTTGTACCTTTAAAAGAAGTTACTATATTATTATTTTTTATATTATGTGAAACTTCAGTAATCCAATATGTACCTCTGAACATGGGTACATTTTTTAAATAGAAGAACATAGTCGGTTGTATCATTACATTCCCCATACATGTAACTGAACAACTATATGATGCCGTTTTATAATAATCATATAAACTTACGTCTACATTATATGCACCTGCACCACTTTCAGATCTACCTAAATTTTCTAAAACCGCAAAGGATTCAGATGTATTTTTAATTGATTGTTGATCGAGTTGAATGGTTTTGAATATACTTTGATTTTGATCTCCAAAACTTATTTCAAACGCAACCGCTTTGTTTGATTTGGATAGTTCACCAATTCTAAAAACTTCTGGTGTTGTGATTAAAATAGGATTGTTATTTGTATTCGCAATGTTAAAACTATCATCAGTAAAATTATATTTTTCACTCGACATATCAGGTCTCTTAGATGTGTTACCAATATATTGAATAATAATTTTAGGTGACGATTCTTGATAATCAACATCTAAAAATGTACCGAATATGTTTTCCGCAACTTTTTTAGATGGTGTTAATTTTGGTTTAGATGAAAAATTAGTTCCGTAAAAATTAACATATGCAGGTAATGGTCTCATATCAAATCCTGTTTTATCTAAAAGAATTGATATTAACCCGTAAAGACTTTGTTTTTTATTTTTTTTATCGTCTAATTGTGCTATCCTATCTAAATTGAAATAATATCTGTCTCCAATGTCTCTATTTGCTCTATCTAAAAATAGAAATTCATCTAACAACACTCTTTGTCCAATAGAGTTACCGGCAATCCACTTATCATTGAACGATTTAAACGTATTATATAATTCAATTTTTAATGGATCGTTATTATATCCACCAAGTATTGTTAAATCCTCTTCTCTTTTTTCTCTTAGTTTTTTAAAGTTATTTGTTAGAGTTGAGAAGTATAAATCTATTTTCTGATTAAACCCTTTGCTATCAAATGGATTGTCGTTATAATTTTTTTCAAAAATATTTGTCTTTAAGTAATTTATGAAATCATCATTAGTTGGTGTGTACGATCCTAATTCTTCAATTTTTTTGTTGACAAATCCTGAATACAAATAAATTAACGGTCTAAATGTTAATATATTTTGTTCATTTACTTCAATGTTATTTGTTAAGAAAAAGTTTTCATATAAATTCGTTGCTAATAATGATTCAGGATTTTCTCCTACATATAATTTAATTAAATTTTGTGTTTGTGTATTTAATTGTGATGTCGTAAAATCACCTGTCACAAATCTACCTGTATTTGATATTTTTGTAAATCCATGTAAAACATGTGTATCGTATTCTTTAGAGTTACCAATTGTTAATTTTATTAAATTATCATTTGATAATATTTTTTTGGTGATATATTCGAGTTTAAGATTTTGTCTATTTCTTAGTTCTGTAAATAGTTCAGATAATGTTAGATTACTATCATCGGATTTTTTTTCTATGTTACTAATTGCTTTTAATAAATCTTGAAATTTATAATATTGTACTCTGTTAAAATCAATTATTTGTAAATTTTGTTGTGTTTTTGCAGACGAGAATTCCAAAAACATCGATTCAAACTCATCTAATATTTTAGGACTAAATGTTGCAATTAGATCATAGATTTTTCTATAATTTTTTGTCATTTCAAATCTATCATCAGTAGTTGCGCCGCTACCAACAAATCCTCTTTGATATTCCGAATAAGAAGAGAATGTTTTACCACTAAAATCATTATTAATATAATCATTATCGGACCATATTGTTCTATAGTATATTTGTTTACCTCTATCTAAGGTATCTGCATTGTTCATTAAATTTGGTGTATTTTTTAAATCTATATATTCATTTCCACCATCACATGGTAGAAGTGTATACGATTTATCAGTCCCAAATTTTTCATTGTCAGTTAATACCGTCCAATATCTTAATTCATTTAATGTTCCAAATCTAATATTATGAATAATTGAACCATTTACTGTGTTACCTGTGTATGAAGTTGCACCCGACAACACTTCGTAATG